TCAATAACATCTTGTAGTTTTACTTCAACGGCTAAAAGTGTATCCTCCTTCAAGCGGGGGGAAACGCCCGGACGTTGCCAAAAACACAAGCATCATTGAATACACACGCATCATCACCTACCCACGCGATACCATCATGTGATAAATTTTTCTCTCCTTCAATAAAACCGCCAAAGGAGCCAGCCTCAACCACACCAAAACCGCGTAAAGCTTTTATTCGAAAAAGGGAGTGGTGATTAACTCGTTTTTTCTCTTTGGTTAGTTCATATTTGGGTTTCATCCTTTATAGTGTTTAATCAACGTGAATCTGTTTAGCGAAAGCAATTTCTTGTAAAATCGTGGTTATGCTCCATCTTGATTGTTTCTTAGATTTGGATTTCGTATTTTATTCATACTTTTAAAACCTGATATAACAACTTTTTGTATTCCTTATTTTCAAGCGGTTTCCCATCCAATAATTGAAACACAAAACCCGCGCGGTTTGTGTCCCCGTAAGCACTCAAAATTTGCGCCGCTTGTTCTTTCCGGCTCAAACCAGCAAGACGCTCGATAAATGCCTGCATCCCGCGTTCAATATCATTAACCCGTTTATTTGCGTCAATCAGCTTGCTAATGTCACCACGTAATTCGTGTGCCGTCTCATAATCTACCGTATGTTCAATATTTTGAAACAAAACATCGTAACTGGGTCGGCCCAATTGTAAAAACAAATCAATCAAATTATCAATATTATTCAGCCTTTCCTTTAGGGCGTGCCGGGCTAGATAAAAGCGGGTTTTTAGTTTGACTCTATTTTGATTCTTATTATAAGATAAGACGTAGCCCTCGGTATCCTTTATTGTTGCGCAAATCTCCAATATTTCTGGGATACTGTTAAAGTGAAACAATTTAGGGGTGCGTATCGCCAATTCCCGCCCCAAGGTATTGATTTGGTGCGTGGATAGGCATTGGTAATCCTCGTGACGGATTGCGCCCAACAAGAACAAATCGGGTTTCTCAAAAGGTAATACAATTCGACAACTAGGACTGACCCACTCGAACAAAAGAGTATGATTATCTAATATGGGGTGATGTTCAATGCGTGGGTATGTTTGCAATAAGGCGCGCACTTCATCGCCATTTTCTTTCTCAAAGGCGTTGAGTGAGCCTCTAGTCCGAATGAGTAATTTGCCTTGATACTTGGAAATATAAAGTGCCGAACCATCAATTTTCTCCGCAATAGACCAATCCTTAAAATGTTCGGGCGCTGGATATAAGTCGGGTTTTTCGCCAAAATTGAAAAATTTGGGCCATCCAGCAGAAAGAATATTACCGTTGCTATCCGTAACAACCGAACGTAAAAACAGATTATCTCGTTGCCAGATACCGCCGAATTCCTTTGGAGTAATAAGAAAGATTTGCTCCCCGTGGAAAATACCCTCTTTTATACGGAAGCAATCAGGACTGATTGATGGAAGGGCGATTTTCACCAATCGTGTTGACCTTAGCAGCTAATTCACAAGCGCAATTCAAATTACAGAAAATCTTGGTCTTATTCTTTTCGACGGACTCTTTCCACTCACGAGAAACGTGGATTAACTTTTTGCAGTTAGCGCATTTAACTGTGTATTTTGTCTTTTTCAATAGGTTGATTTAATAAGCGCGGTGGGATTTGAACCTACAGGAGATGTGGTAGTAACGTCCACACCTAGAATCGCCATTCGTCTGCTAGCTATCCTCCGTTACACTAGGAGTCTTGGCGATTTTTCAGCGTCTATCCCATTCCGCCACGCGCCCAAATTCAAACGTCAAAAATCGTAAACAGGAGAATAAAGAAAATAAAAATAGTCAATAACCCCATATTATATCCCCAAAACTTTTACCCGCACGGCCACATATATCGCTCGTTCATATCCTTATTATGACCTTGGAAAATTACGCCCTGACCCGTGCAAAAAATCATCGGTTCAGCCGCTTGTTTTGATTTTTGATTTTTGGCGCGTTTTTATAAAAAATTGTTTTTCCCCGCTAAAAATAGCATTGACCACTACATGCCCGCATGGGTTTATTATCAAGTTTTGGAGGGGGTTCTACCAGATTATCCGACAGTATAAGCGAGAATCGGGTAAGGACAGCTAACTCCCCCTTCCAATATTCTTCTTTAGCGATATTTCCGGCCAATTTTTCAGCCGCCACTTGGGAAGCGGCTAAAGCCAAGGATTCTCTTAATTCCGTTTCTAAACGGTTGATTAAAAGTGAGGTTTCGGTGTTCATGCAATTGCTATCAATGGGGGTTGCCTAATATCCCAAATATTAACCTGATATTGGTGCGCGTTATGCTCCACCAAGAGAGTTTCCCAATCCAAGGCGTCCACCACCGTAGCAAAGAATCCGCCATCCAACAACACGTAAATATCCTTACCGATTAAACGTTTCGTGTATTCGAGCTTATCTAGCATACAGCATTAAGAATATCACGCTCTTGCTCCATTGTCAACCCCAAAAGATATTGCGTTAGCTGGTATTTCATCAGTTTGTGATACTTCTTGGTGCCGCAGCCCTCACAAGGGGCGTCCTCAATGAGTTTGCCCGCGTCCATGAAAAGGTGGTTTATGGGAGGGTATTTATCAGGATACTCCCGGAACAATAAATAGACCGTCCAATAATCCGATTCACCTAATCTTCGTTCATTATTTTGCACAGCAAAAAATACAAGAAAAGCCCGCCGAGATTGACAAGGGGCCACCGTGTCAGGAAGTGTGCCAAATTGTCACACCCGCCCATACTTATCGTGGCGGAGAGCCAGAAGGCTATACAAATGGGACATTTCAGCAACCGGGTAAAAAAGTTGGGGTGCTTGAGATATAAGGTTTCAGGGTAGGAAAAGAATTCGGGGGTTTTCGGAGCTTTTTCTTTCTCTATCTTATTATTTGCGTCATTTTGCGAAGCAATCAAACGCATAAAATAAGAAAATACGAAGAATGGCGTGCCGCGCGTCTTGAACCATACTACGAGGATGGACGCGACGGCGGCACTTCTGGACAGCGAATCACTCATAAAAAACGTTAAAAAGAAACCCCCGAATTCATTCGGGAGAGGAATTTTAACTAATTCTGGTTCCCATTATGATATTTCAGTGTAACAATCACTATGTTAAGTTATAACACAAGATTGCTCGGATGTCAAGAGGACTTATTGGCCCTGCACCAAATACTTGAATATGAACGTCTTGCATTTAATGAGGCTTCAAAAATTCAGTTTGAGCAACCCAAAAATTCCATTGTTGTTCTTCATTCTAAATTTTACAAAAAGTTTAGAAAGAACCACCCAGAAATTACCTCGCAGGTTGTTATTCGCGCGGAACAGGAATGTTTGAGTTCTTATTGTTCTATTAAATCCAATAAGCATAAGATATCCAAACCGGCTGTTAAACAAAGATTATCAATGAGGCTTGATAAGCACCTTTATTGTCCCGGTAAAATCGAAAAATACTCTATTCGGATTACAACCGCTAACAAACGTAAAACCTTCAAATTTGTTCTTTATCCAAAGTTAAAAAATCTACTCGACAAATATCCTTATTGCGACCCGCTAATTTACGAGGATGATAGAGGGGTTTTGTGTATTTCTTTTTCGTTCGAAATAAAAACGGAAAAAGCCAAACCCAAACTTTGCTTAGGTGTAGATTTGGGCGTTCGCGTTTCCGCCGCGTGTTCCGATGGGCGTCTCATTATTGATAAGAAATTCAATAGGGAAAAACGTCAATTAAGATACCTAAAACGTCAATTACAGGCTAAAAAAACGAAATCCGCGCGCAAACATTTACAGAAAATTCGACATAAAGAGGCTAATAAAAATTTCAATCAAACCCATTTAATAGCCAATGAAATCTTGAAAACCAAGGCGGATACGGTTGCTTTGGAAAATCTCAAGGGTATCAAAGCCAAGAAAAACAGATACCAAAACAAAAATGTCATTTCGCAAGTCCCACTTTTTGAGCTTCGCAGAGTAATAACCTACAAGGCAGACCACATGGGTAAAACCGTGGTTCTCGTTAATCCTTACTTAACCTCTCAAACCGATTCCCTAACCGGAAAAGTTGAGGGTGAACGCAAGGGTAGAAGGTTCTATGCGAAATCGGGAATGGTCTATGATGCCGATATCAACGCGGCAAGAAACATAGGCTCGCGTTCCAAACTCCCCGTCTCGCACGGCAACCTGCTTGATGGGCAGGGCATTGTCACTTGCCCAAATGTATGTCAAACTTCGGCGAAAGCCAAAGTATTACAAGCCCCCGAATTTATTCAGGGTAAGTGACGAAACATTCTTTTCAAATCTGGCCGCGAAGCGGCTATAGCCGCGCAGCGGCAAGCGATAGCTTAAATTCGTTCAATCCATTGGGAGGTGTTGAATGAAGCGCTCCGCGCTTGTCGCTTCGCGACTTCCTTTTTCCCGAATTCAGACTTTCCAAGTTCGATTTTCATTCAAATTTCGGTTTCATATTTTGAACGGTTTATACGAAGTTTAATATCCGTATAAAAAATGAAGTTCGAAAGGTTTTTAGGAGCAGAAGGAGCGCGTAGCTACAAAACCGCCATCGCGCCCCTTAAGCGCTAAAAAATGTCCTTGACCGGTTAGAGGATTTGTCTAGGCTATTAGGAGGATGATGGAATTTCTCCCATCCATTAAACCTACTTCCATATTGAGGCGGGCTGTGGCAATATGGGCTTTTATCGAGCCGGTGGCTACAAACCACCAATTCCTTTCGGTTTAATCCCGTCTCCGCGTCTTTCGACTTGGATTCCCGTCCGGCGGTTATTACATTACTGCTTGTGCGGGTAGTTAGCCCACACCCATCTTCCCAGAATTCCGTTCTGGAAAGTCCTAGTAAACCATGCACCAATCAAAGAACGTTACCAAATTATGCTTATTTGGAGTCCACTTGTCTAAAATCTTTTTCCTCTATCAAAACGCCATGTGCAATAACCTCACCTTCGTTAATTATCAGGTTATTTTGGTGATAAGCCAAATCAAACGCGGTTGATGGGCGGGGTCGTACATTTTTTATGCGGACGTGTGGGTTTACCGTTATTTCTTGCTCTGTATTATTCAAGAGATATTGTGTCATTAAAGCGCCGTCACGTTTAATGAGTGAATCATCTGCCAGTAACAACATGACATGTTTAGGAGGAATAGTAACAGAATTAATCATTACGATATCCGTGGATTCCGCACGGATAACACGAGAGTTAAGGGTAAAAATCGTAATCATTAGGTTTTAGTTTTCATTTTACTTCAAACTCGCGGTTAATTCTTCGATGCAGAGCTTTAATATTAGGGTATTCAATACCTCTTGCATTGCGGGTGACGCTGTTGAGCGTAAACCTCTAAATATCTCAACCATTCTTTGGGGTGTATCTATAGGTAAAGGAACTTGAGGGTGAATTCGCATAGATTTGTCCAATTAATTGTAATTTTCAAGCACTCTTATCAACTTCCTTAATTGTTCATCCGCGCGTTCATATCCGCAGGTGCAAGGAACCCCATCCGTGTGCTTGAGGATACCCAGCTTTTGCTGGCGTATCTTTGAGCACGTTTCCAAGTGCCCGGCGCATTTGCGGGCAAAGTCAAGTGCGAACAGCACGTTTTTATAGTTTAAATCGCCCAACATATTTAAGATTGTTCTATTGGAATCAAATTAATTTCAAACTCTTTAGCCAGCATAAAGGTCAGTTCCGTATCATAATTTTCGGGTATTTTATCATAAAAGACTGTTTTGATTCTTTTTTGGGCAATCAACTTCAAACATTCGGGGCACGGTAGGTGTGTTACCGCAATAAACTCTACCTCGTCGGGCATACAATAATTAAGAACATTAGCCTCGGCATGTAAAACACGCTTGCGACGTTCATCCCTGTTTGACCAATCAATAGTAATGCCACTCGGCGCACCATTGTAGCCCAAGGCCACCGTCTTGTTATAACGCACAGCACAAGCACCAACCTGCACGTAGGTATCCTCAGAACGGCACGCTGCGATTGTTTGGGCTAGTCGCATGGCGGTTTCTGGCCAGTTTAGCCTGTTGCGACCGTTAGTTTTAGAAGCGCTTTGCATTTATTTGCCTCGAACATGTTCCGAGGGCTCATCTTGCGATGCGGGCATGGGATATTGACGCTGGAAGTTAATAACCTGTTTTTCTTGGAGTGCCGCCACAATCATTTTTGGTGAGTGCCCCGCGCGCCATGCGCCATCCAAAGCAAGAATAACCACATCAATCCATTCCCGGATATCGGATGGGGCGTTTTCAATTTCTGACAATTCCTTACGAATATGGGCTGTAATCCCCTTGGTTCGGGGGCCGTCTCCGAAGGTTTTTTGGCTCCAACACTTTTGTCTTTCGATATATTGCGCGAGGTCAAAAACCCGCATAACAAAATGAATGATACTTTAGTCTTTTTGTTTTGTCAACTGTATAATCAATATTATGACCGTCTTTTCCGCCTCCGCGCTTCTATGGGAATGGTTTCAAAAAAATGACACCTTTTCATTTAAAGATACAAAACAAATCGTCCCCCTTACCGAAAATGAAGGGGTGGATAACGGCATCTTAAGGCTCGCCCTTGATAATTTTACCAAAAATGAAATGATGAAAGCCTTCAAGGTGGACGACGAGGAATATTGGGTATTAAACAAGCCTTGGGCCACTTTTGAGCAAACAGTTACAATCGGCCCCGGCACGGCGCACGTTATTTCGCAAGTTATCAATGAAGCTTGCGAGCAATTCAAGGATGAGCGCGACGTGTGTGACCCCTTACATATTACGGAGAAGGATGTGCAAAATCTTCTGCAAATCATAAATATGTATTCGCGCGAAGGGCAACAAGAAGATTAGGATTAATATTTATCAAGAAGAAATGAAAAGCGATATAGACCTAGATTGTCAAAGAGCATGTCCCAGATGTGGTTCTATTTGTTATCACCTTCATAAATATTATGCGACAAAAGCCCGTAAATTAAACAAAATTTGCAAAAAATGTCGAGATAACGATTACAAAATAAGATTTCTAGGGCCAAAGAATCCGTTTTATGGTAAAAGGCATAGTCAGGAAACTATCAATAAAATTATTAGTAAAACTAAAGGCAGGAAACAAACCGGGGTTCAGTTAGCGAGGTCAAGGGCGGCAATTAAAATTGCCGCCCAAAAAGCGCGCGAAAACGGAAAGACTGTTTATGAAAGATGGTGTAAAAAATTCGGTAAAGAAATAGCGGATAAAAAATATCAAGCGCTTAAAGAGAAATTATCGCGAGCCTTTTCTGGTGCGAAAAATCCGATGTATGGCAAGCCGCCCCCATGTGGGAGTGGTAATGGGTGGGCGTGTTGGTATAAAAATATTCATTTTAGAAGTTTAAGAGAATTAATGTATTACGTGTTAGAAATAGAGGCTAAAGGATTGAAATGCCGGTCGGGGCAATCAAAAGACCTTATTATTCATTATATCAATTGGAATAATAAACCCAGAACTTACAGGGCTGATTTTTTTTGTAGAAGAAAAATGTCTAATTGAGATAAAACCTAAAAATTTGTGGAACTGTAAAAAAATACAATGTAAGAAATTAGCTGCCGAAAAATGGTGCGCCGAAAGGGGTTATGAATACAAAATAGTAGATATTCAGCCAGATTCAAAACTTTTAAAAGATAAATATTTAAATGGAGAAATAAGATTTGTAAATAAATATATTGATAGATTTAAGAAATATGTAAACGTTTGATAAATAATGGTTGACTTATTGCTCAATTTGTGTTACCGTATATTTTGGTATGATTAAATTGATTGGGGTGGCAGGCAATAGTTGCTCGGGGAAAGATTCTTTCTTTAAAGCGTTAAACCTGCTATGCCCCGAAAATCAGGCGAGATTTAACCGGGTTGCCTTCGCGGATATCCTCAAGTCGGAACTGGAAGAACTTTGCTGGCGCGAGTTTCACATCCATACAACCACTCAAGACCCCAAGGAAAAGGAACTTATTCGCCCCTTATTAGTAGCATATGGCGTGATTAAGCGCGAATTATATCAGGGAACCTACTGGATTAGTAAAATTACCCCATCCGTCAAGAATATACTCGCCCGTGGTGGGCGAGTCTGCGTTACAGACGTTAGATTCAATTACTTTCCAGAGGATGAATTAAAATGGGTTAAAAGCTTGGGCGGTATTGTTATTTTCCTTGAACGGTTGGATAATAATGGTCAATTGGTGCCCCCGGCCAATTACACAGAAACCGTTAATAATGAATTGGTTATGAAAGAAGCGGATATTGTCTTTCGGTGGCCATCTCTCCCCTCGGACGAAGCACGCGCAGAGTATATTCGCACTACATTACCTGATTTAAACCGCAAAATATGGTATGAATAATAATGTTAAACCTTTATTATTTATCAAAAATACCGCGCCAGTTAAAATTTCCCCCTTTTGCTCCATAGGGAATCAAAAAAAGTTTAATTTTCTTCTGGCGGCGCTAATAATTACTGTAGGAGACAAACGTGTATATTCGATTAAAACGGGATTATATCCGTCCCGTCCGAGTGATGAGCCAATAGACGACGAATTAGGTAATTTTACTTTTGAAAGCGCACATTTCGACATTGATAAAAAGGAAGAGGCATTATTATTCATGAAGGCGTTTTTGCTGGCGTTTGATTGTCGTGAATTTGATGTATTTTACTTCGACAAACAAGAAATCGAGCCCGCCGCGCTGGAAAATTTTGTTGCCAGATGGATAAAACAGACACCCAACTCATCACTGAAATAAAGCTGTATAACTCGAATGATGCCTTGAAGCAGTTAAGTGAACGCCATTCGGGTTTATACATGCAGATTTGCCAGAAATATACCCCCGCAATTGAGGCGTCCGGCTCTTACATGCAGGATGTTACCGCCGACAAGGATTTTGTCGTATTTAAAGCCGCACTTTCGTATGACGAGACTAGGAATGTCAAGTTCTCCACTTGGTTTGGCAATCAAGCGCGATTTTATTGTCTCAAACATATTGATTTTAAGCATCCAAAAGTATCATTACCCCCCGAGGAATTAAATCAATTTATTGATAAGCGCGAAGGGCAAAATAATGAGCATGTTGAATTTGAGCAATTTTCCGAATACGTGAAGAATATTTTGGAACAGATTCAAGACAAACGAATCCGTAAGGTTTTTGAATTACGTTACGCCAATCACGACAAGGTAACAACATGGGCTACCATTGGCAAGAAAATGGGGGTCAGCACTCAAACCGCCATTAATCTTCACTCAAGGGGGCTTAAAATGCTACGTCAAAAGGTAAGCAGCAATTGTTCTCCTGACACCATTTAGATTTGACAAACGCGCAAGTTTGTCTTATTATCAAAGTATGGAAAATCAAAACACCAACCAACCACAGAAGTCAGAACGCCGCTCGGTGGGCGGGCTCTGGCGTCGAGAAGATAAGAACGGCTCCCCTTATTACTTTGGACGCTTGGAACTCAACGGGCAAACCGTTGAATTTCGGTGCTTTAAGAACCGAGACAAGAAGGCGGGGGAAAAGACGCCCGACTTGCGTATGTATTTGGATGGTCCACGCGGCGTGTCGGCGGTTCTCCCGCAGGTTACTAACCCCGCTACCGTCCCGAAGCCCACTCCCGCACCTAAGCCAGTGGAGGCTAGCGAATTCATTTAAATTGTGAGTTTCGCCCTTCACCTTCCAATTAATTCGCTCTCATTTGGTCAAACCTCCGTCTCACTCCTGCGAGAGATTAAGAAACGAGGGTTTGAACCCTGTTTGTTTCCTATTGGTCAGGTAGATTTATCCGCCCAGAAGGTTGACCAAGAGTTTGTAGATTGGCTTAACGTTTGCGTAAATAAAGCGGGAGCCCGGCACTCTCGGAAGGTTCCCATTATTAAACTTTGGCACCTGAATGATTCCCTGAGTTCCTATTCGGATAGTCAAATTTTATTATCTTTTTACGAGTGTGACGCTCCCACTCCGCAAGAATTAAATACCATCAAGAATAATAAGGTTTGTTTCTTTACGAATAAATATACGGTTAATCTCTTTCAGAATTTTGGGCTTGATAATGTGCGGTTGACGCATCTATCGTTTGATAGTTTGAATTTCCCGCCTTTAAGTAAAAACTATCTTAAAGATAGAATCCAAATGGGCCTCGCCGGGAAGTTTGAGTTCACCCGTAAGCAACATTTGAAGGTCTTACGCTTGTGGGCGAGTAAATTTGGCAATAATCCCAATTTTTTCCTTAATTGTGCTATTTTTAACCCCTTCATGAAACCAGAGGACCAGCAAAGGCTTTTAAATGAAGCGCTGGGCGGCAGGCGATATTTCAATATCCAATTTTTGGGCTTCATGCCAACCAATGAATTGTATAACGATTATTTGCAATCGAACGATATTATCATTGGGATGGGTACGGAGGGTTGGGGATTACCAGAATTTCAATCCGTAGCCTTGGGTAAACATGCCGTTTTATTGAACTGTGCAGGTTACAAAGAATGGGCAAATAACGATAATGCCGTGCTGGTGGAACCCAACCATAAGTTTGAAGCATACGATGGCTTGTTTTTTCATCGCGGTCAACCCTATAATCAAGGTAATTTCTTCGGCTTTGATGACCAAGCCTTTTTATCCGCCTGTGATATTGCTATTGAAAGAACCCGAAAAGACCGTGTAAATCATAATGGGCTAAAACTACAAGGACAATTTACGGTGGAAAAGACCGTGGATACGCTTTTATCGGCATTATGAAACTAAACATCAACGCAGAACTAACCGGAACGGATATTCTCACGCATTTTTGCGAAGAATTAGCCAAGCATCAAGTAACGGCAACACCAGAGACTTGCAAAGTGAAGGTTTTTTCAGCCAAAAACAACGATTGGGTTGAACTTCCCGCCGACAAGCTCAAAATCGTATTTTCGAATCAGTAGCCAACATGCCAAGCTATCTGTTCCGTAATCCCGATAATCCAAATCAAACACGGGAGATAATCCAAGGTATGAATGACGAGCATACCTTGGTGGTGGATGGTGTCCAGTGGGAAAGGGTATTCATCGCGCCACAAGCGACCACCGATACACGCATTGACGCCTTTTCACAAAAAGACTTTGTAAACAAGACGGGTAGGAAATCTGGCACCCTTGGCAATTTGCTTGATATGAGTCGGGAATTTTCAGATAAGCGCGCCCAAAAGGTCGGCGACACCGACCCGCTCAAACAAAAGGTTTACGACGATTGGAGCAAGGCAAGGGGTGGCAAAATTCACCGGGACGACCCACGCAGGCAGAAAAAGTAGCACCCGCTACACCCTCAAAAAATTTCGGTCAGAAAAGTTGTTCACAATTCGTTTTTTCTGTTCGTCCCCTTAAGTTTAGGGTAAACTACGTTACCATCTTATGGATAAGGTAGTCATCACCGATGAGTTCGTTTCGAAATATAAAAACCGCAAAGTTAATTGGGGATTTAATGGTTTGGGATATGTAGTTTACAAACGAACGTATTCACGTAACGTTTCCGATACCACCACCGAGGAATGGCCAGATACAATTCAGCGGTGTATTAACGGCGCGCAAAAAATTGGAGCGCAATATACAAGGGCAGAGGCCGAGCGTTTATTTGACTACATGTTTAATTTGAAGTGCAACCTTGCCGGACGTATGTTGTGGCAGTTGGGCACGGATAAAGTGGAGCGTTTCCACGCGAATTCCCTGATTAATTGCTTTTTTATCTCTATTCGCGAGCTTGAGGATTTTTGTTTTCTCTTCGAGAATTTAATGATGGGGTCTGGTGTTGGGTTTTCGGTTCGTCGTGAACATATTCATGAATTACCAACCATTCGAGAAAACATCAAAATTTCGCATTTTTTGGCAAAAGATACGGATTTTATTGTGCCCGATTCTAGGGAAGGGTGGGTCGAATTGCTACGCAGGGTTTTGCTTGCTTTCTTTTTTACAGGCAAGGGATTTACCTATTCAACGATTCTAGTTAGAGGGCACGGCGAACCCATTAAGGGTTTTGGCGGCACAGCCAGCGGCCCACAAATCTTAATTGATGGTATCGAGAAAATTATTACCGTCTTTAAACATCGTGAAGGCAAGAAGTTGCGTTCGGTAGATGTATTGGATATTTGTAATATTATTGGAACAATCGTTATTGCGGGTAATATTCGTCGCTCAAGCGAGTTAGCCTTGGGCGATGCGGACGACCATCTTTTCCTCAAAGCAAAAAGATGGGATAGTGGTAATATTCCCAATTGGCGTTCAGCCAGTAACAATACCATTTGTGCCGATGATTTTTCTTATCTATCCGATACTGTTTGGGAGGGATACATGGGCACCGGGGAGCCCTATGGGTTGTTTAACCTTCCTTTATCAAGGAAATATGGACGACTTGGCGAAAAAATCAAGGATAATTGTGAGGGCGTAAATCCATGTGCAGAATTAGTTCTCGAATCGGGCGAATCCTGTTGTTTAAGCGAACTATATCTCAATAATATTGATTCGCGGGATGAATTGATTGATTGTGCGCGACTTCTTTATAAGACGCAAAAGGCAATTTGTGCTTTACCTTATATTCACAAAAAAACCACCGATATTGTTCACCGTAATTTTCGTGTAGGTGTAGGTTTAACGGGTATCTGTCAATCCTTGAATAAATTAGAATGGCTTGACCCTACATACAAGGCGTTACGCGCCTTCGATAAGGAATGGAGCAAACAACGCGGGTGGCCCCAAAGCATCAAACTGACAACTTGTAAGCCTTCGGGAACCTTATCCTTGCTTGCTGGGTCAACTCCCGGTATCCATCCCGGTTATTCACGCTATTATATTCGCCGCGTGCGAATGTCTAGCCATGATAAGCTTCTTTCACGATGCAAAGAGTTGGGTTATACAGTGGAATACGTGAAGAATTTTGACGGCTCTATCGACCATAATACCATGATTGTTGAATTTCCTTGCGAATCAGGTGAAGATGCCGTTCTAGCTAAAGATATGACGGCGGTTCAACAGTTGGAATTAGTTAAAAAATTACAAACACTATGGGCGGACAACGCTATTTCTGTCACCGTTTATTACAAAAAGGACGAGTTGCCAGCCATTAAACAGTGGCTTTCCGATAATTATGATACAGCCATCAAGTCGGTGAGCTTTTTGTTACATAGCGAACACGGGTTTACACAAGCGCCATACGAAGAAATTTCGGAGGAAAAATATTTGGCGCTTACACAAAAATTGAAGCCAATTCAAAATATGATTGATGCTGGAAAATCGACTATTGATTTTCTTGAGTGCGTGGGTGGTGCGTGTCCAATCAAATAGTGTAATCACATTTAGGATGACCGCCTTATCCGAAAAAGATTTGCGCTTCCTATGTGATAGACTGAATCTCCCAGCCGAGAAAGTAAGATTGTTGTCCGAGGAAGAGAGGGATTTGGACCTCATTTTGGAGCAAATCGCCCTTTTTGGATTGTGGGAGCGCGAACCCCTGAATATTTCCGATGAGCTTTTTTTCAAGATAGTTGTCTTTAAAAACGCGAAAGATTATCCTTTTGATATTACGGAAAAAAGCTATATCGCAAAATGTCTCGCTCAAGAGATGCCAAAAATCATCAGCAAACGGGCCTTTATCCGCAAACGAGGCAAGGCCGGGGAAAACGAATCGCGTTATTATCTCGTAATGCTGGGATTATTCGATGAATTCCTTCTCAAAAAAGAAAACCAGAGCAAGCACTTCTTTCTCAAATACATTGATGATGGATTCCGCAAGGACAATAAGCGTGACGTTGCCAATCATTTAAGTGATTGGTTGAAGATTTTTTCCAAAATTAAGGAAGAAACCTTGCAAAAACCATCTAAATTGTGTAAACTTTAATGGTGCGGACCTGAGTGCTGGCGATAAAATTGACGCCAACCAACAGTAAGTCGATTCAGTTCGACCGAAACTTCTCGCGAGTCGATGGCATCCCAGCACAAAAAAACATAAATCGCGAGAAATTTTTGATTTTCCTCTAAAAACGCATCATTATTTCGTTGATGGATAATCCATTTATTGTTGGTTTCGGAGGCGCGGGGGATTTGCTATTATCGCTGCAATGCGCCCACTTTTCGAAGCTACAGGGTGAAAACCCCCAAGTTTGTATGGTCGCCCGGCGCGCGACCTTTGAACCCGTGTCTCATCTGTTTAGTGGCGATTATTCAGTGTTCCGACATTCAGATGGGGAAAAGTGGCATAGTAACGAAGTCTGCAATAACCCAGACGCTTTTTTAGCGCCATTTAATCGTTCACTCAAAACGGACAGAATATATGTTGTGGAGCCTGATTTGCTCTTTAGGAATCCCCATGCTTTTGATTATGAGCGTTATCATACATGCCCTCAAACCATACGTTCCGTCCGGCTCCTCTTACATAAACGGAAGAAAGCCAAACGCATGGTCTATGTAGGGTTGAATAGTTCAACAGAAGGGTATGTTTACCATGATGTGCCCGAATTAGTAGCGCGTCTCGCGCTTGATATGCCGAACCACACTATCCATTGTCCCATCCTATCCGCTTGGGCGGGCAAGGATTTGAATATGGGACAGTTTAACAAGTGGTTTCCTCATAACGTCGAAATTGTTTTTAACCCAAAATTTTCTGATTCCTTGGATGTTTTGGCGGAATCCGAATTTTGTGTATGCGCTGATAATGGTATATCCCATTTTGCTTATCATTTGGGAATACCCCGATTGTTGCTAGACCCCAAACACATCTATCAGGATGGGCGCGCCTGTATGCCTTGGATTGCTCGTTGGCGACAAGATTTAAGTGAGAGTGTCCCCATTGAATCAAGTGTTGCGGATATTTCTCGCTTGGTTTATACGTGTGTTAATGAGCCGCAAACAACCCTTATTCCAAGAATGGCCGTCATTCAAAATTTAGATGCGTGTTGGAATCGTGAGTTATTGTTCAAATATTAGATATGGTTTACGATACTTTCATGTTTTCCCACGAATTGGATTTGCTAGAATTCCGTTTAGATGTTCTGGATTCCGTCGTTGACAAGTTTATTCTTGTGGAGTCCCGCCAGTCGCACACGCGCAAAACAAAACCCCTTTATTTTGCGGATAATGCCGCGCGATTCGCGCGTTTTAAGGATAAGCTTGCTTCACTTACGGTTGATTTGCCTATGCATGAAAATCCATTTGTGGTCAATTGGCAATATCGTAATTTTATTCAAACACTTTTATCCCCGCATTTAAGCAAGGATGATATCGTGCTTCATGGCGATATGGATGAAATACCCAACCCGAACATTCTGAGGGATTTAATCTCGTCCGGCATCACAGAACCCCTTATCTTGCAGAATGACCTTTTTTACTACTATTTCAATTTGAGGGATACAAAGCGTAATTCTTGGGAAAGGGCGACTATCGTTACAAAGCTTCCTTACCTACGGGAAACTTTGGCAGAAACGCGCGAACATTGGTATAATTACAAAACAATTCCCCTTGCGGGCTGGCACTATACATTTCTAATGTCACCCGAGGATATTGTGCGTAAAATGAATTTTTACGCTCATAGTGATGAGTTTAGCCCAGACCAGAAAACCATCGAATATGTCAAGGCGCGGATAGCCGCAATGGAAAGCGTTCACGCGGAGAGTGCACGGACACAACTTGAACGGGTGGATTTAAATGTAGATAATTGCCCGCAATTTTTATTGAATAATGCTTCAAAATATAAGCAATATATTCTGTAAAAATGCAAAACCTCAAAAACACCCCAAAACACACGGACGCACGCGGCACTATTCAAATGGTTCTGGAATCTTGTCGTGTGGGCAGTATTTCCATTATTGACTCCGCGCCCGAAACAACAAGAGCCTCCCATTACCACAAGAAGGATGGACACACGATTCTTGTGAACGAGGGGCAAATCTTCCTTTATGAAAGACCGGCATACAGTGAGGAAACCCCCAAACTTCTTATCTTAAATAAAGGCGATTATCATTATACGGGACCGATGGTCGAGCATGAAATGTTTTTCCCTTGCCATACCTCTTTTTGGTGCTTTAGCGATTTACCTAGAGATTCGGACAGTTATGAAGGCGATACGGTGCGATTCTCTCATTCACTCAGAGTGATACACAACAAGGCATGATTTTCCATACAATTAACAAGTGCAACCTCTGTGATAGCGGCAACTTAACCCCCATTTGGGATTTCGGTAACGTTCCGCTGGCCAATAACCTGAGAGTCAATTCACACGATAGCGATTTGGAAGCCCCGCTTCGTCTTGTTACGTGCGAATCGTGCGGCTGTTTTCAACTTAAGGATTTGGTAAATGCAGAGGTTCTATTTTCCAATTACAATTATCGAAGCTCGCTAGGTTTGGAAAGGCATTTTAAGGATTATGCTGGGTCAGCCTATCGTTTCTTGAATTTAACCCCCAATGCCCTAATGGTGGGTATTGGTGGCAATACGGGGCTCATAGAATCTGCCTTTTATGATTTGGGGTTAAAGGTTGTCAATGTCGAACCAGCCACAAACATAGCGCGCGAATCCGCTGCACGCGGCGTATTAACAATCAATAGCTTTTTCGATAAGGGTGTTTGCGAATCTATTGTTAAACATTTCGGACGTGCCAAGGTGGTATCAGCAAATAATGTTTTGGCTCACTGTAATTTGACGCCCATCATGGAGGGTCTTGACGTGTTATTGGATGATAATGGTTTTTTGGTGATGGAGAACGCCTATTGGCCGCACAACGTAAGGAACCGGGATATTTTTCAAGTATATTCGGAGCATTTTAAATACCTAAGTATTAAGCCGTTACAGCAATTCTTTAATACGCGCGGTTATTCCATTGTGCGGGTAGAATTCAATAATGTGCAAAACGGGACATTTCGAGCCTATGTCAAACGAACAGCAAACGCTTTTCCAGAGGATGAAACTGTAATGCGGGCAATAAATGATGAGGCGGCGATGGGGTTATATGACCCAACGACCTACGCAACACTGCTCAATGAGTTGAACACCAATAAGCAGCAACTTCATAATATTTTGTCCGGTTTTAAGAATAGTGGCAAACGTATAGGGATTTTCGGTGTGCCCGCCAAGTTAGCCTTCATGTTGAAGTTTTTCAACCTTGCACCCTTTTTTGATTGCGCTACCGATGATAGCGATTTGAAATGGAACAAATACATTCCGGGCACAAACATCAAAATTGAATCCCCAACGGATTTTTGGTCTAAAAACTTGGATGTGGTATTTATCGGGGCATATAATTTCAAGGGGCAAATCTTACAGAGAAACACACATTTTAAAGGGGCGTGGGTAAATCCATCCCCATCGGTAGAGGTTATATCATGCTAGATACCATTCCCACAATTGAATTAAGCCGTATTGTGAACGGGCTGGGCGCGTTGAATAACCGATTCGAGGGTAAAACCATCTTAATTACTGGCGGGTTTGGCTTTTTGGGACGCATCTTTGTTCAGTATTTTCAGTATTTGAACAGAGTTATGTCGTGGGCGTGTAGGCCCGATTCCCGATGTAAAATGATTGTGGTGGACAATTTGGCGGTTGGGTCTGTATTGCCAGATGGGGTCGCGGACGACCCGAATATTGTTGTTTTACAACATGATATTACCCAACCCTTTTTCCGTAAATTAGACCAAAAACCAATTGATTTTATCATTAATGCGGCAGGTGTGGCCGCACCAAACGTTTATAAACGTGTCCCGCTCGATACGATGGCGGTATCTTATATGGGCACAATTAACGTATTAGATTTAGCATACGAAAGAGGAACACAATCCATCATGAACTTCTCTTCGTCCGAAGTGTATCAATGTCCGCCCGATGACCAGATTCCTACTAATGAGAAATATGTTGGAGCCATTCCAACCGCATCTCCCCGTGCTTGCTACGATTATGGAAAGGCATGTATCGAGGTTTTAAACCAAATTTATTACACTAAATATAAATTAAACACAAAGGTAGTTCGACCTTTCAATATGTATGGTTTTGCTCACAAATCTGACACGCGAGTAATTCCCAACTTCTTCAAATCTATATTACGAAACGAAAACCTAAAGGTATATGGCAAAAACGACAATACCCGCACATTTTGTTTTGTGGTTGATGGTATTGATGGGTTTTTGAGGGTATTATTGTTGGGTCGGGCAGGAGAGATTTATAATATTGGGAATGACAAACCCGAAATTACCATGTGGGATTTGGCCCATCTAATCAAAAGGGTGACTGAATCGGATGTGCAGGTTGAAGTTGTCCAATATCCAGCCGAATATCCCGATAACGAACCGAAGCGCCGTTGTCCTGATATTACCAAGGCTTGCTCTGAACTCGCATATCGTCCGGGAACATCCTTGGAAGATGGACTGAAATCGTATTGGGAGTGGGCAAAAACACACTATGCCTAACCAGCTATGCGATTCTCCCTCATCGGTCCCGGCAACATGGGTAAGAGGTATATTCATACCCTTGCCACGTTAGGACAGCCCTTATCCTTTATTTGTAGCCGCCACATTCCCCAATTTAATTTTGGTGAAGGCACCCAATTTGTCCAGCGCTACCAAGAAGCCATATTATCCCCCCTAACCGATGGCGTTATCATCGCGACCCCCCCATCAACCCACTACGAAATCGCAAAGTTTGCATTAACGCATAATAAGCACGTTATTTGCGAGAAGCCCTTTGTGTTTTGTCCTCAGCAAGCTAGGGAGCTAAGGGCACTGGCCCACGAACGGCGGCGCAACTTTATTGTTGATTTCATCCATCTTTGGCAACCTCCCTATTTGCAATTTAAACAATATCAGAGTGGCAACACGAAATTTAGGGATATTACATTAATTGGGAAAAATTATGGCCCATTTAGGCGGGATTATTCGGCCTTATGGGATTATGCCCCCCATGATATTGCGCTTGCCCTCGATATTATGGGCGAATACCCATATTCAATAGAAATTTTCAGAACCATAGCACACCGGGACGATAGAAACGCCGGGCTGTATGAAATTGTCCTAAAGTTTGATAATGGCATCGCGCATATTGAAACGGGTAACTTAAGCCCGACCCGCAGGCGCTTTTACGAGATAAGGTTGCTCGAAAATTATCAAGGAGCCACTAATGAGGCTGGGCGCTTTTCGTTTGAGGATGAGCGCCAATTTGCCCCTTTGAAAATAATGCTTGCGCGCTTCATAGAAAAATGCGATAATAAAGAGCGCTGGGATAACTTGGATTTGTCCGCCCAAGTAACAGACGTGATGGTGTTATTGGAAAAAATCACACAAAAATGAACCCTAGTGTAGAGAGTTATCGACCTTTTGTGTGTGGCCTTGTTGAACAAATGAGGCCAAGCAAGGTATTGGAGATTGGCGTTGGCCATGACGCTCATACCGCCGTTCGGATTTTGGATGTAATGACTCAAAACAAGATTCCCGAGAGCAAGCTATTTCTCGTTGATATTGAGCCACACCCACGGGCGAAACTCGCGCTTGAACAATTTCCATCGGATACTTACGACTTTCGGATAGGAAATTCAAACAGTCAGGACCTCGGGCATCTTCGAGTATTGTATCAAAACATCCATCACTGTAATTTGGTTTTGATTGATGCCGACCATACCTATGATTGCTGCATGAGAGATATACATAATTGCATTTTCCTGAATCTGCTTGCGCATAACGGACTTTTTGTTTTGCATGACGTAAGCTCCCCGTCGGTTCGACAAGTTTTATTGGAAGCAGAGAAGTTATTCCATTTAAAGACGTTTATAATACCAGAACTAAACATCGGCATAGCACGTTTTTGACATGATATTATCTAACCCACATCAAACCCATACTATCGCGCAAATTGTCCAGACATTGACGGCTTCCAATGCTACGATGGTAGAAATTGGAGCGTTTGAAGGTTTATCTACCATTTTTTTAGCCCAAGACCAGCGTATAGTGTTCGCGGTGGACCCGTGGCATTGGGATTCTCCCAAATATGGATGCGAGAAAGACGTTACAGCTATTACAATGAGGGAACAGGGTGGTGGCACCGTGTTTTTTCATCGTTTTTGCCGTAACGTCGGAGATAAGTTATTTTCTAAGATTTTCCCGATTCGAGCCTATTCAACGGAAGTCGCGCTCATATTTCCCTATTGGATTGACCTTATTTTTATTGATGGTGAGCATACTTATAAAGCCGTTAGCGCGGATTTACACGCTTGGAAAAGGTGTTTCAAACCAACGACACAACTGGTATTCGATGATTATTCGGAACATTTTGATAACGGTGGGCTCAAACGAGCGATTGATGAATTTTGTGGTGCTAGTAATTTACAGTCCTTTCATCCCGACGGCTCGATAGTTCATTGCCAATACAAAGATACCGATTTCTTTAAGAAACATTATCATGCCCATCTGTCTAATCGATAAAGACCCTCGCGCGCAGAGCGACCCGAATTATCCGAATAATCCGGGCTCATTCGGCGTTGTGGCCATTAATCTTAATAAAGTTCTGGGGAAATTAAGGCAATATACCCCGCCAGACAAAGCTGATTGGGTGGGTATTTGTGACGGGTTGGATTTTTCCTTCAAATATAAGGATAAAAGACCCTTCCTTTTACACGTTTGGGAAGCCTCCGCCCTATCCTTCCAGCACTTGGCCCTGTATGAGAAATACAAACCAAAACTTTTGGGCCTTAGCCGTCAGGTAACGGACTTATGGGCCAAATATGGCATTATTTGCCCCACGGTTTACGCAGGCTGCGATACTAACTTTTGGAAGCCCACAAAACCCAAAAATGAGGTTTTCACCTTTCTGCATGTTGGTTTTTCTAATGTGCGTTCAGGGCTGGATTTGACGTTAAAGGCTTACCATACCATATTCAAGAATCGCTTTGATGTTCAATTAATCATCAAGAACACGTCGGATTCTGCTAGGCTCGCAGATATTATTAAGGATTATCAAGCGGCGGGCAGCAACATCGTGTATATTAATGAGCGCCTCGATAATAGCGCGTTGCGCGACTTGTATAGCGCGGCCCACGTTTGCCTTTACATGACTCGTGCAGCCAGTTTCGGACTTCCGTTGTTGGAAGCTTCGGCGTGTGGCTGTTATACCCTTACAGGGGATGTTGCGCCTAACAATGAACTTATCAAACCCGGTTTCGGAGCTTTACTACGCCCCAATAATCAGGTGCCAATTGAGTTTGTCGCTCCCGATTTGGAGCAATATTGGGGGTTAACCAATTGCTATCCAATGGAATTTTGCTATGGCGACTCCCCATTATTTTGGGATTTTTCCGTGGATAAGTATGCGGAAAAACTGTATGATGTATATGAGAATTGGGACAACTTAAAGGCTGTTGATACCCGTGCACCCGTAGTTAACGAATGGGGATGGGATAAATCAGCCAGCCAGCTAATAAACGCATTAGGGTAACACCATGATACGGTTCCATCATCTGTTTACAGAGCCCGATTTATCCATCCATCAATGGGAACCAAACGTCTCTTTTGATGAAGAATTCTCGCGTCTTAAGCAATATTTATCCACGGTGGATGATACAGATATTTTTGAAGATTTCTTTTGCAAGCATTGGCTATATTGTGCTGCAACTGCGCCCATTTGGACAATGGGCTCAGAATGGGAAGAATTCATGGCCCTATTAGGTAAAGCCAATGCGGGCGATATTATTGAGGTTTGGACTCTGAACGAAAAGCCTGAATATTTTTGTTTAAAATGTCCAGATGAGAACGGACTGTTCCCCAAACGTGGGGCGTATTAAATATGAGGCTGCTTTACATTATTCTTAGTTACGAACGCCCCAAGGCACTGGGCGAGTGTATCCGCACGGCACTTGACAATACCGCCATCAAGCCTGACATGATGTATATTTTGGATGATTGCTCTAATCCTGATTTGCAACATAGTTTGTTGAATTTCGCCCATACTTCCCATACCCACCCCTTCCCTATTAACCTCGTATTGAACCGTGCGAATTTGGGGGTCGGACATCAATTCCAAACCGCCTATAATTTGATAGCTCAACATAATCCTGATATTGTTTGTATTATCGAGGGGGATTACTTTTTTCGGAGGGGATGGATAGATGACGTGTGTGCATTATTCTTGGCCGCACCCCATACCATTGCGATACCCGGCTGCGACCATGCCGACATGTATCAAAGAGAAAAAACGCACGGTTCGTTTGTTGAATTAATGAAGGAGCAATATGGGGAGGATGTTGGTAATCGGAATCATATGTATGACGCTTTCGATTTGGATACTGCAACTGGCGTAATGAAAGTATTTGGCGCGTCTAACTCGTGTGGTTGTCAAATCTTACATTGGAAAAGAATTAGGGAATTCCTTTTTCAAGACTTGGGTGCCGAAGCGGAATATTGGAAAGGGATGAATCGGGGATTTCATGTAGGGCTGGATAGAACGCGCGCATCAGACGCTCACATGAGCGGAACCCATACCTATCTGCATTACAAATGGATGCTCAAGAATGGTATTGATACCAGTAAACATTTTGCATATCTCAATATTGCAGACGCCAGTATCGCCTTTCACGCCGCAAATCAGGGCATTAACGGCAAACTCGACCCTCGCTTTTTTCCAGAGGGGGGTTGTTTTAAAGGGGTCAACGGGGGGCATTTTCCAAAGGATTATGATACCTTTTCTCGAGCGGATATTCAGGAAGTGACGTTTGTTTAACAGTCATGCAAAAGTTCAGGGTTGTAGGCGACCCCAAAAACCAACCCCGGTTTAGCAGTCAGATTATTATTGACAATATTAATCAAGCCGCGCGGCGGCTGGATTTATACGACGAACAGGGTAAAACCGTGGTGTATGACTGTATCGCGAACCATCATGGATACAAACCAGATGCCCTTATTGTTTGTTATGAACTATCCTTTCCCGATATTATCACCCAGCAATGCGGAAAGATTCCGGTAATTGCCGTCAGTCGAGATAATTATCGGTTCGCGCTAGAAGGTGGACTTGACCCGGCGTTAGTTAGCTGGACACCATTGGGCGTGGATACAACCCAATTTTTCCCAGAACCTAAAACGAATTTGAGAGATTTCTTCGTTATTGGAACGTATAGCGAAAGTTTGGTGCGCGGCGGGTATGATGTCTTAATGCACGCCTTTGGCCAATTATTCGGGGGTAATAAGGATGTTTTGCTTTATATTAAGGATAGAAATGGAACCCCCGAATTCGAGCGCTGGATAAACGAGCAAATTCAATATTACGACATCAAGTGCATCTACAATAATTGCCATTTGGATAGCGCCCAAGCCGAGCGCGCTCTATTATCCTGCTTTGACGCTCATTGTTACCTGAATTTCTCATCCACTTGGGCGATGCCCCCGTGCCAAACAATGGCAATGGGCATCCCCACCATTGCAACGTCCTATTCTGGTCCCCGTGAATATATTCTCGATGAAATTACGGGCCTAACCTGCGATTATCGTATTGAGCATTTGAATAGTCGTATTTTATCCGATTTGCAACAAATTGGCGCGCGAAACTTCTTTTTTACCCAAGGCTATCGGACACCCCCTTATTGGGCCGTGCCCCGTATCGAAGCCGTGATGGAAAACATGGCGTCTCTTTATAAACACCCCGAAGAACGCGCCCGGCTATCTTATAATGGGGCGTGCTTTGCGAAAGATTTGACGTGGGAGCGGTGCGCAGCTAATATAAGTTGTATTTTGAGTAAACATTACGGATGAATCCACACCCCGCCTTTGAATACCTAGATAAGCAATTAACCTTTCTTATTCTGGATTACTGCCGCCCCGCCGAAACCAGTTATCTACTTCACAGCATCCGGCATTTTGTTAAGTTTGATAATTACGAGGTTGTATTGCTATCCAACGGGGGCGAGCAATATTACATCTGGGAAATGTATGAAAAGGGTTTGATTGATAAGGCTATTTTAAGCCGGGAAAATGAAGGGAGTGGATTTGGGACGCTTCGTTTATCCCACTTTTGTCAAACTCCCTATTTTATCAACTTTCAGTGCGATAATGCCCTGCGCCGCCACTTCGGGCAGGAAGAATTGGACACGATGAAGGCAGTTCTGGAAACAACCGATGCGGGCGCGATTGATTTTGCAATGGTGGGCAAGGGGGTGTTTTCCGAGCGTGCCTTTATGGTGAATACGGCTTTTTACTGTGAAAACATTTTTGCGCGCGGGGGCGGAGCCGGGCGTTTCTATGAGCTTCCAAGCACAGAGGAAACCATGTCAAAATGGCTGGCGCATTGCAACAAAACGGTGCATAATTGGAACCCGCCGCTCGTCGCAGATACCGGCAAATATTCAATACATCAGACAAAATACGGTGGCACCTATCACCGACGGAACGATACGGGACAATTATCTTGGCTCAAAATCCCAAGCCAAAAGGAACCCATTCTTAACTTGACAGATGCGGAATGGGACGATATTTTGAATAAACGATGGAAGAATGGTCGTATACCCCAGAACCATAAACCGTTTTTCTTTTATTCCCCAGAACTAGACCCCATCGCGGATTAAATATGCGTCTCGGTCCTATTATTACCAGCCCGCAAGAAATACAGGGGTGGTGTGATTTTGAAAATATTTATTTTGATATTGTTCGGGGCGCGATGGATAATTTTACCTTTTTAGAAGTCGGCGCGTGGCTTGGTAAAAGCACCGCGATTATGGGCACGTTAATCAAAAAGTCAGGCAAACAAATCAAATTTTATACCGTTGATACGTGGACGGGTGATAATACTTGTCAAGCCCAACAAGAAGCTGTAAAAAAACTCGGCGGGTGTGCGTTTAATGCTTTCTGGCAAAATATTGTCGATTTACACCTTGAACAACATGTGCATCCAATTATTTCGGAATCATTATCGTCTTTGGATAAAATAACAGATAAACAATTTGAATTCATTTTTTTAGATGGCGACCACAAATACGACAATTTCTCAAAAGAGCTACCGTATTTTTTCCCCCACGTTCGGCCCGGAGGGTATATCGGTGGCCACGATTTTAATGGAGATGTCAAAAGGGCTGTCGGCGAATTTTTCCCACCGAAGGGGTTAAATATCATACGTGATAAAAGTTCTTGGATGGTTAAAGTGCCCTTTATTGCCAGTTGATTATGAGTAGTAAACCAATTTTAGGTATCATCGCCATCGGTTACGATTGCCCCGATGTTATCTCAACGCTTGCGCCTTGGGTGTTATCCAAATGCGGGGCACCGAATGAGCATACCGGCATACAAGATGTCGCCCCTAATCCTCTTTTTGACCTGAAAATTGTTTGTGTTAGCGCGCTTTTCAAGGAAAATAGGGAATTGGGGCGGGTGTATGCCCCTAATAATGCTTGCTCGGAAACGTTACGGCGCTATGAAGCCTCGCGCGCCATTGATAAATTCATTGAAATTGACGCCCCCATCTTAGACTTCGAGGCTCGCAATGCCGGGCTGGATTATCTGAGGCAATTTAACCCAGATTTCATTTTCCAACTGGATTTATTCGACGAATATTATACCCTTGCCCAAATCCATACAATTTGCGAGTTCCTACACGAACATCCGTGGTATGATTTTTACCGGATTAATTTCCGCAATTACTTCGGACACATTAAGGATAGAACTTACGTTCAAGACTTCCGCCCCGTTCGCATCTTAAATAACAAAAATCATGGCGGCGTGACACGTTTTTATTGGGATAATGATGTTACTTTTGCTGACAAGACACAGACCCCCAATTGCGCCGGAACTCAAATTCCTTATTATATGTGCAATCCGTGTCATTTAAGTTGGACGCATGATGATAGCGTAGAATCAAAGATACGCATCAAGGATAAGATAGCCTATCAATGGAGGGCCATCGGAACGTGTTCATATAGATGGAATGTGGAAAGGGATACAGCAGAATTTAATCTAGCCTATTATAATCGGCGTGGGCAATCTTTACCCGAAATTTTCCATGCGCAAGACTAAATTTTGGATATGCGGTCAAGTTGGCTGCACAGGCGAGGAACACAATATTACCCGCCTTACCACGAATGTATTCCCCTATTTCGATGGCGCTTGTTGGGTGGTAAATCATAGTCATTCACAATACCCCTTGGAAGCCACCCTATCCAAAACATACGCAATGTTGGACACATCCAAAAAAGAGGGGCGTATCATGGTCGCACCTTGGGTTAATATTAATGGTATGGGCATGACAATGGCCCTGCAAGCGGGGCCAATATGCTTGGGGGATTGGGTTTTGATGATTGATGCGCAAGAAGAGCCGCAAAAGCCTTGGTTGGAAAATATGCGCGCCATCGCCACCCAATACGAATCCGAGGATATTGGATGCATGATGTGGGGACGCCCCTACTTTTTCAGGTTTCATCCCTCACAAACTTACCCGCAAACAACTCATGTTTGGCCCCAACCCCTGATGGGAAAGGCTATTTCCATCCAAGATGAATCCAAGGTAAAGCGCCCGAATGATAATGAATGCTACTTTGGCGACTTTATCATCAATCGCAAAAATCCTGATAACTCAATGCTGCTGCACTCGGCGAAATATTTCGTGTGCCATAATATTACCAACGAAACGGAAAACATGTATGGGCGCTTTGGGCGGGATGTGGTTATAGCCCATGAGCGCACGCGGCAAGTATTTCGTCAATATTGTATTCAAGCGCTTGGGTTAAACATGAATACCCTTGATGATTTATTGGGTTATTTTCGCCGCCCCGACGCCTTTGAAGATGCCGTCTTTTTAACCCCCGTCGAAAACGAGCATTGCCTTAAAACATTGTATCGGTATTATATTTTGAAACAAACACGGCAGGATATTTTGGCGAATCGGTATGATTGGAGTATTGTCAAGTATTTACGAACGAGAGACTTACAGCAAAGTAGACAACCAGATTACGTTGGGGTTCACAATTTTTATTTGCAAAAATCTGGCGCGCCGCCCGAATAGTTTTTCTTTTTCGGCGCTTGCTTTCCTTTCAAGACTTGTGTAAACTAAGGCTGATGAATGTGGATTTCGAGAATTGCCGGTATATCATATCCAAATTCTGCCCAAACGCCCAAGCTATAAATTGGGGCAAGGAAATCAAAATTGCACGTAAACTTCTTGCTAAATTTCCCGATATTACATTTTGGGAAACACTCGAAAGCGACCGCCCCCATGCTGGAACCCTCAGTTGGTTTCTAACCCCCGAGGGCAATGAGCAAATAAGCCGTAGATACTCCGTTCGTGATAGGGTATTCATTACCAATGATAATCCTATCCCCCTTGAAAGGGAAAAGGTGGGGTTGGATGCCATTATCGCCAATAAGCCATCACTGATGGAATTCATTTCTTAATCTGATTTTTATGGCCAAAACACCACCCGCGCAGACCGAAAAGCCCGAACAGACAGCCAGCGCACAAGCAACGGCGTATTTACAATCTACAAAGGACGACCACTATAATTTTGAGCCGGACAATTATTACAAGGTGCCAAGCTCAAGTTTGAATTTAACGTTGGAATTAACCGGCGGGCTATGCACGGGCGCGCATCGATTTATCGGCATTACAGCGGGCGGCAAAACATCATGCGCCCTTGATTTCATGCTTAATTTCCTGCGGGGCCACGGAAAAAACAAGGGCGATAATTTTGGCGTCTATTTTCGATGCGAGGGACGGCTTTCCCCCGAAGTGCAAAGTCGTTCGGGCGTTCCATTCACGCTTAACCCCACCGATTGGAAACCCGGCACATGCCTTATTGTGGATACGAATGTTTATGAGGTTGTGTTTGGGTTTATCCGAGAGTTAATCACCAAGAACGAAAAGGGCAACAAATATTTCTTCGTTATTGATTCTGTGGACAGTATGGCCCGCCGAGAGGATTTGAGCAAGCCCTTGGAAGAAGCAGACAAGGTTGCGGGGGGCGCGCTGATTACGTCCGTCTTTCTCAAAAAGACAGCCGTGGCATTAGCCAAACGGGGCCATATTATTGTCTTTATTTCCCAAGTGCGGGAAGAAATTAAATTGAACCAATATCAAGTAACAACTCCCCGACAGGGCAAATCATCGGGTGGCCACGCCATTGAACACGGAGCGTCTTGCGTGTTGGACTTTTTGCCGCGCAATAGCGATGATGTGTTGCGCCTAGACCCCAGCGATAGGAATAGCAAAGCTGTGGGGCACCATTGTAAGGTGCGTATCGTCAAATCGGATAACGAAAATTACAATAAATTGACCTATCCCATCAAATATGGCCGCACCGGGGGCGCAAGTGTTTGGCGGGAAGCGGAACTCGTTAATATGATGATAATGTGGGAACACCTAAAACGCAAGGGGGAGAAGGGTTCATGGTTTACGGTGGAGGAAAAATTGCACAAATCTCTTCAAGAGGTATGCCCTGATGTGCCAGATAAATTTCAGGGTATTGATAATGTTCGTGCCTTTTTGGAGGAAAATCCCAAAGTGTGCCAATTTCTTTACGAGAAATATGTCAACGTTTTGTCGGGCGTGAAGTAATATGCGCTGGATAATCAATGGTGCGGAGCGCTGGCATAATGACGGCAAATACAAGATTGTTTGGGAAAAGTCCGCGCCGTCCAGTGGGTCGCAATATGTCAAGGATTTTTTGAAAAATGTGGCACAGAATCACATGTGGTATGAGGAATACAGGTTGCCAACATGCCGACTCCGGGTGGATTTCTTATGTGCCTCAAAGAAGGTGGCCATCGAATTCAATGGGCGGCAGCATAATGAGTTTGTCAAATTTTTTGCCGGAAATCGCGATGGCTTTTTAAGACAATTTCGAAATGATTGCAAGAAACGTAAAATACTGGAAGAGAATGGTTATACAGTCATCGAATTGGAGGAATCTGATTTTCCATTAACCCGCCAATGGTTCGTGGATAAATATCAGATTTATTGGTAATAAACAAAACAAACAAAACTATGAACCCACAATACAGCTACGAATTCAATAAATGGTGGCAATTCAATGGCAAGCTGAACCATGCGTATTTAAGCTTGTTAGACAAGGGGCTCGTCACCGAAGATGATTTGAAACGTGCTGCGTGGGTGGCATATTCGATGGGGCGGGAATATAGAACCGCGCGCTACATTGAAGAACCCCATCATCGCACAGATTGGGGATATTAACGCGCTTTATGAGCAAGAAACGTAAAAAAGAGTTCGAGTTCCCAGATTTGTTATTGAAGCAAATCAGCGAGTGCACTCGCAATGGGTTTCTTATGTTTTATTTCAATCAAGACGGGCTCCCACAAGTAGCCGCACAGTATGACACCGTGGACGCGGGATTGGCCCTGAATCAGCACGCCACGAATTGGTGTGCCGCGTTGAATATGGTCAATACCCAAATGATGGTGCAGAACATTATCTCGGCTGGCGGCGGACCAAAGGGAAAGTAGTGAATGGACAGTCAAATTCACTCTATCGAATTAGAGCGCCACGTCCTTAGTGGCTTAGTTCACAATGGGCTGGATGTATATGTAGAAATCAACAACTTTCTCTCCGAGAAAGACTTCTACGAATCCACACATCGGGTTATTTATTCCATAATCAACCAACTGCTTGTGGGCGGCGAGAAGATAGACAAGGTTATCTTGGCTCAAAAAATCAAGGACTTGGGGATTCACGTCTTTGGGGAAATGGATATTTTCGCCTATATTGATGTTGTCTGTTTTACCAGCGTAACCAAAGCCGCGACCATCAAGGCGGCGCAAGATTTGATTCGTTTAAGGATGCGGCGCGACGTTGAAAGTATGGGCGAGTCATTGAAGAAGCTGGCCCGTGCGTCCGCCGACAAAACGGGCCTCGATTTTATCAATAATACCGATACTATTTATCACAAAACGATAAGCTCTTTTCATACCCGCTCTTTGGGCGCGTCGAATATCTTTGAGGACTTGGAGGCGGTGATTGAAGAGCGCGGCAATAATCCACAGGAATACGACCAAACCTTTTTGGTTGGCCCTTTTCAAACAGTCAATCGAATTTACGGTTCATTACTAAGGCCGGGCGCAATTAATCTAGTAGCAGCAAGAACCGGCGTTGGTAAAACCGCAATCGGCATGTATTATCTGACATGGGTTGCCGAACGATACAACTTACCCATCTTGCATTTGGATTTTGGCGAAATGTCCAAGGAGGAATTGCAGATGCGGGCGGTATGCATGTTGACGGGTGGACGGGTGCCGTTACACCTGATTGAACAGGGCACTTGGCGAAAAAGCGCCGAGTGTGAAAGATTGGTTCGGTCTGTTTGGCCGCGCGTCCGAACGATGAAGTTGTTTTACGAGGATATCAGCTTAAAGTCGCCAGCCGAAATTGTCAGCATTATCAAGCGTTTTTATTTCTTGGTTGTGGGCCGTGACATCAAGTTTGACCCTAAGCACAGAAAGACGAAGCTTTTGATTCATTACGATTATTTAAAACCCTTCGATTTTAATCCAAATGTGCCCGAATACAAGGAGATGGGTCACTTTATCCAGTCTTTAAAATCCCTGATACTAAATGAAATAGATGCGGCGGCGTGGGTAAGCTTGCAATCGAACCGAAAGGGTATTACCAATAACCGGCTGTCCTCACAGATAGATGATTCTGAGGATATTTTCAGCCTATCCGACCGCATTATTCAACAAGTGAATCACGCTTGGATTATCCGGCAAAAACTGATGGATGAAGTTGCCTACGAGGGGGACAAATATGGTAATCTCAAGATGAAGAACGTCAAACATCGTTCCTTGGGAATGGATTATCAGGCCGCGCTGAACCCGGTCAAGGTCGGCAAAAAGTATGAGAGGAACTATATCAATTTGGCGAGCAGTTCATTCTTTTTTGAAGATAAGGGCGATTTGAACAAGATGGCCCAAGAACTCAAGGAAATTTACGAGAACACAGACGAACAGGGCGGCAAGGAGCCACACAAGGATGAGAAATTGTAATATGCTATCCAACCCACAAACAACCGCAGCGCCGGTTACGCCAGCGACGGGTCATTCCGTTGAGCAATTATTGTCCGCGCTGGAAGAGCTTGGATATTCATTAAGACGGTCTGGCACCTATATTCAGACCGCCGCGCTGTATCGAAACGGCGATAATAACACGAGTCTCGCCATTTATCCCGATAAGAATCTCGTGATTGATTTTGTCACAACTGAGAAATTCTCAATTGAACAATTGATTGCCCGCACCTTGCAAATGGAGGATGGGTCTTTTGCTAAATGGCTCGCCGATAAAAACATCGTTGTGCCCCCCGTGCAGGGCGCGCTTTTTCGTCAGAAAATGAAGTTAAAGACCCAGAGGGTGTTTTCAAACGATTTACTTTTGAAGTTAGCCCCAATATATGCTTATCCACTGAGCCGGGGCATCTCCGAAAACACGGTAAGAATATTCAAGGGTGGATTATCCTCGCCGACTAATAAGGGCAAATTGAGCGGGCGATTCATTTTTCCAGTTTTTAATGACCAATATCAGGTTGTGGGTTTTGTGGGAAGGGACGTGACATCAACCAAGAACACACCCAGACCCAAGGTGAAGATTGTTGGTGATAAATCCGAGTTCAAATATCCCCTGTTTATTAATGCGGAAGATATCAAGACAAAACGAGAAATAATTCTTGTGGAAAGCATTTTTGATTGCCTTGCTCTATACGAGTGCGGAATCAAAACGGCGTTTGTCTTGTTTGGTGTGGATATCAGCACGGCACAAATTAATTGTTTATTGAAGTTGCCGCTAGACAGGATTATTATCAGCGTGAATAATGATGCTTTGGTGGGCGGTCAAGCGGGGAACAAGGCGGCTTCTAAGTTGCAAACCAAATTGCGTAAATATTTTGATGCGCCGAAAATCCAAATTTGTCTGCCCCCAGCCAAAGATTGGAATGAGTTATTGATGTCCGATGGCGGACGGGAGAAAATCACTGATTTTTTCACGCAATTAGCGCCCCATGAATAACGTCAACACACCCAAGAAATTAAGACTTTCAGCATCCCGAATCAAGGAACTGGATAATTGTTCTTGGATGTTTTACGTCAATAACGTGCTTCGGGTGCCACAAACCCCGCACCCCAAAACGCTTGTCGGAACGATTGTGCATAGCGTGTTTGAGGTATTGAAGAACCCCCGGCATTATCATCATTTCGTAGAAATCACATCCGAGCCCAACCCGTCTATTCATAAATCGAAGGCGATTATGAGGATGATACAATCCGCCTGTAAAAGATTGGGCGTATCCTATGAAACCTTTCAAGCTGAATTTAATGGCTTGATTCAGGTAGGTTTGAAATATGATTTCTTTCACAAGGGGGCGCTCCAAGTTTTGCCGCCAGAGTATGAATTTGTTTTGCATTTGGAGCCCTTGGAATTGAAGGGACTTATTGATGATTGCGCGGAATTCGAGAATGAAGTCCTTATTCGAGACTTTAAATCCCAAAGCCGTCAATTTACGGATGAGCAATTACGCGATAATATTCAGGCTGGGATTTATCAGTTGGCCGCACGCAAAAGGTTCAACAAGCCCGCGCGCGTGGAATTCGTGTTGTTACGGTTTCCTGAAAATCCTATACAGACCGTTCCACCTTATTCCGAGAAGCAATTGAGAGGATTGGAATCCTATTTATCCAAAATGGGTGAAGTATTTAAGAGCTTTACCGAAAAAGAGGCGCAATCTGATTTCGCCTATAACCACGATGATAAGAAATGGCTCTGTGGTTTTGCCCGCTCACCCGGTCAAAAGAAAAAGGATGGCACCCCAATGTGGTATTGCCCCTATAAGTTTCCCGTAAAGTATTTTGCCCTCATTGATTCCATTAGCGGGCAAATCATTTCAACTGGATTTGATAAGCAAAAACTTGAAGCCAAGGCAAACTTCGATTCGCAAGTGGTTGAGAAGCAATATGATGGGTGCCCGGTTTTTGCAAAGTTTAATAAGGGTGTAAATAATAACAACGACCCCACCTTCATCTAATCAGCCATCTCATGAAACGCACATTCTATTTCAACGCGCAAAACAACATCGGGAAAGCTGGCGAGAAGTTATTTTGTTCGTTCTATGCCAATTTAAACCCAAGCACTACCGATGGGATAAAACATGATTTGGTTGTGGAGAATGGAAAAACAGTCGAGATAAAGACGGATACCTACTCGATGGAAGCCACGCCAAATTTCTTCTTCGAGCGTTACGGCAATGATAAAACACTAAAGCCCGGTGGTCCGTGGCGCGCCGTGGAGGATGGGATAGATTATTTTGTTTATTTCTTTTTGCAAGATAAGACGTTTTTCTGGCTTGACCCCGTGAAATTAACCCGTTTTCTCGATAAATATACCCAAGACTTAAAACCCAAAACCGTGCAAAATAAGGGTTATAGTTCCATCGGATATTGCGTTCCGCGAGAGGTATGTGAGGAACTATTCCTGCGGGTGGATAGCTTCTAAAAGAATTGTATTGACACATCTTCCAGTTTCGGATATCATTCATCAATGAGGCGGGATAAACCCATCGTCATGTTTTTTGTGAAGGTGCCCAAAAAGCCCAAGCTTGGTCCCTTCCCTCTCGGTTTATTGGAGGATTGTGTGCATATTTTCAATACTGTTAGCGGCGTGAGATTCTCGTTTAAGAAAACCTCCAAGGATTCACGACGCAACGAATGAACGAGCCTACCATCCCGGTTTTTGCGTCCCATTACTCCATTGGACGTAGCATTTTAACCCTTGATGATTCCGACGAGATTCGGGATAATTATCCCGTCTCGATTTGCGCGCTCGTTAAAAAGTTCGGATTAAAGGAGGTTTTTCTGGCAGAAACGTCAATGTCTGGCTTTATTCAAGCTTTTTCGAATATAGAAAAAGCGGGAGCCCTGTTACGTTTCGGCTATAAAGTCGTTGTGTGCAACGACGTTCATCAGAAAGATGATGGTAGTTTTTTGGGAGAAAACAAGGTTATCGTTTGGGCTCGAAATACAAAGGGGTATCACGATTTAACCCGGCTCTATTCACACTCAAGCACGGAGGGCTTTTATTATGAAAACCGCACGGATTGGCAAAATCTTCAAAAATATTGGACGGAAAATCTGGCGCTGGGCGTGCCGTTTTATGATTCGTTTCTTTTTAAAAATGCTCTCACTTTTGCAAATATTGTGCCGAACTTTGGGCATATAAAACCCACTTTCTTCCTCGAATCGAAAGGGTTGCCGTTTGACCATATCATCGAAAATAAGGTTACAAATTACGCGCAAAATAATAACTTGCCAACACAGAGGGTGGATTCCATCTTTTACTATAAGAAAAAGGACTTTCTCGCCTACCTTACGGCCCGCGCTATCAATAAGAGGGCTTCTATTAATGCGCCTAATTTGGAGCATATGAGCGTTGACACGTTCTCGTTTGAGTCTTGGACAGAAAGGCAAGGTATTTCATGCTAGGCGAACATTTACTCCGATTCAATCAAGACAAGAAAATCGTATTCATAGATGCGGAAACCGCCTCGTTATGCCTGCACGAGAGTCATAATCTTCCTTGGGAAATAGCAATGCTTAGGGTTCAGGGAAACAAAGTCGTGGATGAATTTTGTCAACTATTAAAATGGACCCCGCCCTTGAAGGTATCAAGAGATGCCGCCAAAATTACGGGTTATAGCGAGGATAGAGTTAATCGCGAGGGTAAAGACCCGCGAACGGTTGCTGATACGGTAAATACGTGGCTTCACGAGGCAGATTACATTGTTGGGCACAATATTTTATGCTTCGACTATTATATCGTAAATGCGTTATTCCGGCATTTGGGAATTCCCGTGTATAACTTTACCGACAAGGTTTTGGATACGAGCCTTTTGTTAAAGGGTATCAAGATGAGCGCCCCCTATGACGGAAAATCGTCCCTACTGGAATACCAGTATAAACTGTATCATCATATCCAGAAGGGATTGAAAACCAACCTGACCTTGGCCTGTAAGGAGCATGGTATCGAGGTGGACCCGACGAAAACCCACCATGCATTATATGACCTTAGTATCAATTACCAGCTTTTCAGGAAGCTCATTTTTCAGATAGAGGTTTAATTCGTGCAAAATTCGTGTAATTTTTTATGTGGGTGCACGACGCTACCTTGCCATCCTCGGGTGGATTGTTGCTCTTGTCTTAGGAATCGGTTATCTTAACAAGGAAACCATAATCGTTCAGGAGCCCCTTCGTATCCATCAGATTCAATTCCCCTCCATTTCTGGTAAGCCTTTCGGGGATATAGTGTTGGCTAAGGGGGAGGAATTGGGTGATTTTCAAGATGTGGATTTTACCTTTGGGCGTCCATTTAGCGCCGAGGACACCAAACTGGCAATTCTAGCCGTTCGATTCGTTGAGAATCTTACGGGCGACAAATACGACATGAATTTTCAGAATTTGTATTGGTCGGACGATATGCTCACGAAGAATCCCGGACTTTTGGGCATGACCGTATTTCGTGGGAAATTAACCCCTTGGAACGCTTATGTTGCGGTGGCCAAGGAAATCAAACCCACGGACACGCGAGACTTGAATAAAATGAGGGATTTTGCCAGCGTTCTCATTCACGAGTGGGAACACGCTAAGAACATTGGGCAGGAACAATTGGTGCGCCACAAGATTAACATGACTATCGAGCTTTATTTCGATTATGCCTATCATGTGGCCTATACGAATCTTTTTCCCGAAAAAGTGGAAAATAGCGTCGAAAAGCCTTATCATTTATTACTGGAAAAGGCCGCGCATGATGCTGGGATTTTGCCCCCATATTTTTATGTGCATGATTTTACCGGCTCAGAAATGGGCGGAACACTGAGGGATTTGCGAGGATTACCGGCGCATAAACGATATGAACACATTCACTAAATGGTTTCTTCTAAATTCGGTCTTTGCTACCGCTTGCGTTCTTGCCGAGCAACGTGGGATGCTTTCCATGATGATAAAGAATGATTCTTCCTATATTTGCGTTTTAATCATGCTATTGTATATTGGTATATCTGCATTTTTGGGACGCCTTTCCTATTCGGTGGATAAGATGATTGACAGCGGAGAACGCAAGGTTGTGGATAAGGGACTTGAAACGGGTTGGTTTTTCGCCGAACATTTCTTTACACTTGGGCTACTTGGCACCCTAATTGGCTTGTGTATGGCTACACAAACAAGTTTGAACGATACTAACTCGCTTACCCAAATGGTTGGCGGTATGAAATCAGGGTTAAACACCGCATTTTTCACGACTATTTTTGGCATCGTCTTTAGCCTTCCCGTGCAGATTCAATTGATGATACTAAAGGGCGCGTCGGAAAAATAACATCATCCAATATGCGCCGCCGCTATTTTTCCTTTACGCCGTTTATTGATAGTCTTTTCTGTTGCCTCCTGATGCTAATTGCTATTCTGTTCCTCTTGAAAACAGAGGATAAAAGCCAGAAAGCACCACTTCCCAACGTGCTATATCAGGTTATTTTAACGTGGGATGGGGAAAGCGACGACGACCATGATTTATGGGTTAAGGCCGCATCGGGTCATATTGTCAGCTTTAATAACCGGGAGGGTGGGCAAGGTAGTTTAGTATCTCTTAACCATGATGCGTTGGGCCGAGCCCGAAATAATAACATCCCAGACGAAAACGGCGTAGTTGCCAATATGAACGAAGAGGTTGTATCGTTTAGGGGCGTTGTTGAGGGCGAAAACATTGTTAATGTTCATACCTACCTAAAGGTAGATAAAAGCCCCACGAAAGTCATGGTTAAACTAATCAAAATAAAGCCATACCAAGAAATTATTATCAAGGAAAAGCTTCTTTCCTTTACGGGTGAGGAAAAGACGTTTTTTCGCTTTAAGACCGACAAGCAAGGTAATATTACGGAAATTAGCGAATTACCCATCATTTTGACCCGTCCCTACTAAACCTATGAATTTAGCTTTTCCAATCCTCATGTTGGTTTTCGGGGGCTTAACCTTCTGGTTACTAACGGAATCAAAAGTGCGCTGGTATTTCAAGGTATCTTGCATTTCTGCGTTTTGCTTATTTACGGTTATCTTTTGGCTCACTTCGCACTCCTTCTTGGGTTGGCCCGCGCTTGAACGAGAATTACCACAAATGGTAAATATCCACGCGGTAATCATCAAAGAGCCAAACAAATCGATGGATTTTCCCGGCAAGATTTATCTATGGTTGGAAACCTCCGAAAAGCCCCAATTAAATCCGTTCCTCAAATTCTTTGGTTACAAGGGGGTATCGATTCCACAGCCGAGGGCTTTCGAAATGCGCTATAACCGTAAATTACATGAGCAGTTGGAACGGGAAGTCATACCGAAAATTCGTCAGGGTCAGATTGCGCGTGGAAAGCTAGTCAAAGGCACCGCTAGCGCAAACGGTCAAAACGGGAAGGCTGGCAAATCAAAAGGCAACGATAAAAACGCGGGTAAAGGGGGTAGCGAATCCCAAGAACAGGAATGGGTTTTTCATGAACTACGACCCGGAGAAATTCATCGCAAACCAGACGCGCGTTAACGGTTTAGCTGGCGTAAACAAAGCCAAACACGTCAATATCAAACGCGGAGCCAGAGCTATTTCCAACGGCAACATTAACTTGAAGAGTATCGGTTAATGTTACAATATCCACGGTTGCCGATAGGTTCAATATAGCAACTGTGCCCGCCGCCAAGCCCACCAATGAACTTGCCGGGCACAAGGCATTTGACCCAATATCTACTGTTATTGAGGCCGAATCGAAGGTGCCATTGTGATACTTTACCAGCGCAAAGCTAGGCACGGCATTATTTAGGCTTAAACCCGCCTCAAAGGTTAGCGCGGTGTTGCCCACCGTCTGCGCCGCTACGCTGTTCTTATAGGCAATACGCCGTCCATACAGGCTCGAATGAACTGTTTCAGGTTGTCCGATGTTTAAGCCCATATCCTAACTTCTTTCCCAAGCGATATAACGGGGCGTGACACCACTTACACTAATTACGCCTTTCCAAACATCATCAGAAATGTAAGCGCCAATACCATCATCCGCAACGTTACCCGGTTTAAGGGCGACGCTAAATGATGTGTTGGAGGCGGCGCTACCGAATTTGAGGAAGAGTGGATTACCAGTGCCCAAATTTTGGACATAAAAATCGCGCCGCGCGGTGTTCGCTTGCAGACAATTACCATTGGTGCCGCTAATAGTTGCATTACTGATGGTTATAGATGTAGCCGCCAAGTCTGATGGTTTAACCGCTCGAAGAACACCACTACCGAGCGCATCGTCAAATAGATAGTTCAGGACGGGGTTTAAGGAGCTTATTCGACCAACGCCGCTATATTCTTGAATTGAGATGGGCATAGGAGTAAAATTTCACTTTTCTTTACACTTAAAAAATGGGCTAAAACCTTTCTATTGACGAAAATCCAAGGTTTGCGTATCATAATTCAACGATGTTTGTTGAGCAATTTGAGCCATACCAGTTCCCTCTATTAAATTGGGTTCGCCTTCCTACAGTTGAATTGGATACAAAATGGCTTTTATACGCCGGATTACCCGAAAATACCTCGCACGTTGATTTTCTGTCCCATTTAATCAAACAGGGTTTGGATAAGAAAATGCCCACCATTCCCAAGGATAGGCTCTCCGAGTATTTTGAGCGTATAGAAAAGGAATTGGCCTTAATTCAAGAACTGGGCTTTGTTGACTATTTTCTTCTGGTTTGGATGGTTATTAATAAGGCTCGCGAATTAGGCACTTTTATTGATTATGGGCGTGGAAGCGCAGGGGCAAGCCTTATTTTCTATTTAATAGGCGTTACTGGTATTGACCCCATTCAAAAGAACCTTATTTTAGAGCGTTTTATCAGCCGGGTGCGCGCTAATAAACGAGAGATGAACGGGGTAACTTACGTGCAGGGTGATTTGGCTCCCGACGTAGATATCAACATTGGCCCCGTCCGGCCCAGCGTCGTGCAATGGCTTTATCAACTGTATCAGGGTCGAATCGCTAAGATTGCAGCACTTAGCACCTTTACTGGCAAAATTCTTGTTAAGGACGTATTTAAAGCCGTGGATGAGGTTAATGAGGATGAGGCTAAAAGGGTTGCTGACACAGTTGAGAAACATTTTGGTATCGTCGAAGATATCGAAAAGATGCCAGAGAAGAGCAAGGATTTTGCCGAGTGGGTCAAGAAGCACCCCGAAACATTTGGTATCGCGCTTAAACTACGCGACGTTATTCGCCAAAAAACAAGCCACGCAAGCGGCTATCTAATCTCGTTTGACGCGCTAGATGGCAATATTCCGATAGAGTTAAACAAAGACAAGGAAATTACAGTTTCCTTCGAAATGAAGGACGCAGCCAAAATTGCGCTAAAATTGGATTTGCTCGGCCTCACCAGCAACGGCATCATTAAGGATGTGCTTGATAACATTCCAGAAAAGGTGGAGGATATTGAACTGGACGTAAACCCGTTGATTTATGACCAATTTCAAACGGGTAAATTATTGCCTTATGGGTTGTATCAAATTTCCGCCGACTGTATGTTTAGGGTGACAGCCGCCATTAAACCCAAAAACATTAATGAACTATCAGATGCAAACGCCATAGCTCGTCCGGGTGCTTTGTCTTATTTAGCAGATTATGTGAACAATAGTTCCAAACCAGTTAATAATGCCTTTACGGATATCTTAAAGCCAACACGCTTTCTTTGTTTGTATCAGGAACAAATGATGCGCCTCTTGATGAAGGTCGGGTTTTCTGGTGAGGACGCAGAAAGGTGCCGCAAAATAGTGGGCAAAAAGGAGGTTTCGGAAGTAAAGAAATGGAAGGAACGGGTTTATCAATCATGTCGTGCCAACGGATATGATGAATCAGTAGGTAACGCACTATGGAAAGTATTGGATGACTCGGCAAAATATTCATTCAACTCGACGCACAGCTTAAGCGTTTCTTATACCGGGGCGTTAACCATATACCTCAAATACAAGTATCCCCAACAATTCTACATTGCCTGTCTTAAGGCAACCCGCGAACTTGCCGCCCCCATCGAGGAAATTTCACTGATTCAGTCCGAACTAAGTCATTTCGGTATAAAGTTACTCCCCCCACACATCATCAAATCAGGACAAGATTTTCAACCCGAGGGCGCGAATATCCGATATCCGCTCAGAGCCATCAAGGGGGTAGCAGAAAAGACACTTGAAAAGCTTAACAATTTCAAGCATGAATATTCCAGCAAGTTTGACATCTTTCAAGCCGCCGAGGATGCGGGATTAAGCATTTCTATTCTGAACGCCCTGATATTCTCTGGTTGTTTAGATGATGCCTCGGCCACTAATCGTAGCCGCTTATCAATGGAGGCCGGGCTTTGGAACATTTTAACTCAAAAAGAAAAAGAACAATGTTTCAAGTATGGCCCGACTTATTCGTGGGATTTGCTTGATACGTTCCGATACGTGCGCGAACAAGCTCTGAATCTAAAGGGTAAGCCTGTAGTTAAGCCATCCCGTTATGAAACTATAAAGAAGTATTTTCAACCTTATTTGGATATTTATAACCTAAACCGTAAAAATGAATTACTGACAAATTATGTCTTTGAAAACAGGCTGCTCGGCTTTTCGTATTCATGTAATTTGCGAGATATTTTCCAGCGTTTTTGTGGCGATTTAGTTACAATTCATGACGTGGTAAACAAGACCGCCGAACGAGAAGCGGTGCATTTTGCTGGGGAAATCGTTGAATTTAAGGAGGGCGTCAGCAAGGAAAAGAAGAACGCCTATTGGAAGCTATTTGTTAAGGATGGCACCGGGCAGACCAATATCCTCCTTACGAATAGCGTGGGACGTGATAATATTGGGGATAGCATTGAGAATAACGGAAGAAAGCCCGCCGTGGGAGACATTATTATCTGTCGTGGGTCAAAGGGAGCCGACATTGTGTTCGCACGGGCTATTGGAATCCAGCCTTGTGAGGTATTCGACAAGGTATCCCAATTGAAGGATAGGGGTAAAGATTTGGCCGAAACAGGTGACAAAGAAGTTTAAGTTTCTTCTTGACATTTGAACAACTTTAGCGTATTATCATAATAATATATGGCATCTTGTTACTTCGCTCCGAACACCCGCGTTACTGGCGGCGCACTCTTCGTCTCCTTCTCATCCAAAGACGGTGCGGTATTTTTCAAACTATTGAAGCAAATCGCTAATAATCCATCCAAGAAGGGCAATTTTGATGGGCAACATCCGATTAATTTGAAACTATCTGAGGACGAGGCGGCTGGCATCATCCGGGCGGTACGAACACGTAATAACGCAAACTTTTATCATAAATTTAAGGACACTAATACCGCCATTCATTTTACTCATTATAAAATCGAACCAAAACAAGAGGGGGATAAGGCGCGTGAGGGTTTTGGTTTGACCGTGAAACAAACAGTGGGAAGTAACCCGGAAAATGTCGTGAAGGTTGGTTTTTCATTGGATTCCGCCGAGCGCCTGTTGGAATATCTGCGTTTTGCGCTCAATCATATTTTTAGCGCCGATTATAGTCTTGACAAGAAGAGGGCACTCGAATTTGCGAAACAGCGAGAACAACAGGATGCGCCCCCGTCAGAACCTTCCGATTCGAGCCAAGAATCTAATTCCGAACCTGTTGGCGATACTTCGGATTTAATTTAGACAATTTTCCTCCGTCGTTGATAATAAGACGGATGCGCAAAAAGAAGGTCTTATATCACTCGGATTCCGCCATAGCTAAAACCGGCTTTGGAAAGATTTCCCGTAATATTCTGTCTTATCTCTATAAGACTGGCAAATATGATTTGGTGCATTATTGCTGTGGGTCGCCCGCTTCCCACCCCGATTTACAAAGAACCCCTTGGCGTTCCATCGGGACTATTTTTTCCACCCAGTCCGAAATTGACAATTGGGTAAGTCAATTTCCGCCACCAGAAAGGGAAATTCACCTTCGTAATCTTTCGTATGGTCAGGTATTCATAGATAAGGTTATTCACGATGAGCGCCCGGACATTTATATCGGCGCTCAGGACATTTGGGCGTTCAATTCTTTTAATGTCGGATGGTGGAATAAGCCCACCTGTGTCATATGGACAACTTTAGATTCCCTCCCCCTGCTTCCATACGCGGTTGAAAACGCCCCGAAAATCAAAAACTATTGGATGTGGAGTTCCTTCGCAACAAAGGAAATGCACCGTTTAGGACATAAACACGTCCAAACCATGCACGGACCGATGGATGTATCGAATTTTAAACGCCTTGCCGACGCGGAGCGCGCGGCCTTACGCAAGGAAAATAATATTGAACAGAATGCCTTTATCGGTGGTTTTGTGTTTCGGAATCAATTAAGAAAATCCGTACCAAATCTATTGGAGGGTTATAAGCTCTGGAAACAGAACCGTCCGACCCTAAAGAATACTTATCTTTTGTTTCATACGTCAATGGTTGAAGGCTGGAATATCCCCCGCCTTGTCGGTGAGTATGGCATCAACCATAAGGAAATTCTTCTTACCTATATTTGCAAGAATTGTAAGAGGTATCAAATTAAATCCTATGATGATAGGACGGACGCTTCCCAGCCTTTGAAAATCCACGATAAGCCCTGCAAGTATTGTGGCGCTCAAGATAGCTTGGTGACTCCTAGTGTTCATTTTGGAGTGGATGAGCGGCAGTTGAATGAGATTTATAACTTTATGGATATGGAATTTTGCTGTATTTCATCCGGCGGACAGGAATTAACTATTATGGAAGCGAAGCTGACGGGGCTTATTACTGCTGTTACCAATTATAGTTGTGGTGAAGAAGCGTGTATGGAAGGGGCCGCATCCCTTCCGCTTGATTGGTCTGAATATAGGGAACATGGCACGGAATTTAGAAAGGCGTCCACATTGCCTAGTTCCATCGCCAAACAACTCAACAAAGTTTACGACATGCCGCAACTCAAACGCCGCGAAATGGGAGAACAGGCGCGTGAATGGACGATTAAGAATTACGCTCTCGATAGTATCGGTTTAGAGTTTGAAAAGTTCATTGATGCCGCCCCATTTCTCGATGAGAACGTTACGTTTGATGTTCCGAAAGCCAATCCCGAAGCTGTTATTTCCGATGTGGAAAATGACGCCGAATGGGTAACACTTTTATATCGAAACGTTCTAGGGCGCGAGCCGGACCAAGAAGGTTTTAACAACTGGATGAAACAATTAGTATGATTACACCCGACAAACAAGCCAAACGAGATAAGATTCTCGAATATTTCAGGAATGTGGCGCGGCAAGAATTAGCCAAGCAAAACCCTATCCCGTTTGACGCCCTGTTTAATGAAGAGGATAGGGGCAAAATCATTCTCTTTATCATGCCTGAATCCATCGGGGATGTGTTTTTGTGCACCGCGCTCTTAAAAAGCCTTAAAGAAACATACCCTTGGTGTAAGCTGTATTTCGCCACGAAACCGGAATATTTCGAGATATTTGACGGTAATACCCTCGTGGATAAGGTTATTCCGTATACCCCACAAATGGACAACCATTTCTTTCTTACGGGCGCGGGCAACAATAAAGGATACGTTGAGATTGCCTTTCATCCCTATTTTGGGACGCAGAGATTGATAGATTATTGTCAAAACGGTAAAGATAAGATAGCTTTCGATATTCAGGGCGTAGAAACCTAAAGGAAAATCTTGTGCATCTAATCGAACGATATGCGGTGTCTAGCGGTGCAAAAGTTGACAAGCCATTCATTTTGCCCAAATATTTTCCGCTCGCCGTGGATAAGTATATCACGGTGCATTTCAATAGCAAACCTGCGAAAACCTACGATTTCGGGCAGGACGTAATTGATATTATTGGAACCCCCTTGGGTCGCGCGGGAATACAGGTTGTGCAATTAGGTGACAAAAGCAGCCGCTTTTTAAAGCGCGCGTATATCACGAACGGGCAGACCAATATCAACCAAGTCGCATATATCCTGCAAAATACCCTTCTTCATTGCGGGGTTGATAGTTTTCCCATTCATTTTGCGGGTGCGTATGATAAAAAAGTGGTTGGGTTATATTCCAATTCCCACGTTAATAATGTGCGCCCGTTTTGGGGAAATTCCGCTAACCACGTTTTATTGGAACCGGCTCGTAACGGCACCAAACCCTCTCACGCTTTTGATGAGGTGCCCAAAACGATTAATACCATACCCCCCGAACTTATTGCTTCTTCGGTGCTGCAATTGTTGGGTATTGATTATCACTATCCATACAAGACACTATGTTGGGGAGACGCCTATTTGAATTTTGTGCTGGAAGCGGTGCCAAATCAAGTGGTAGATATTAGCTCTATTGGCATCCAATCACTCATTATGCGGATGGATTATTTATTCAATGAAAATAATTTGGCGGGTCAATTAAGTAAGAATAATTGCAGCATTGTTACGGATAGGCCGCTGCATTTGGATATTCTACGCTCCTTTAAGAATAACATTAGCCATATTGTTTATCAATTGGACGATAATCATAACCCCGAATTTGTCGCCAAAATGCAAGAATTGGGGGTGAAATTTACCCTGTTTTCATGCGCGGACGATAAAACGCTTGAAAAATACAAGATGTATTATATGGATTATGGTATCATTTTTAAGAAACGATTTCCAACCGAAGAAGAAATTAACCAATATAGACAAAAGGGGTCACTTTTCTATAAAACGGGCAAATTGATACTTTCTAATGGTAAAATCTTCCCTAGCCGCGCCGCAATGGAGGCCGATTTGAGCGTGCCATCTTTCGATATTGTTGACCCGCTACCCATTTTGGATACGCCCGCGTTTTGGCGGGAATTTGAGTATTTTTATTTATTGACATCAGCACAAGCTCCAAGTATCATTAACCGATGAATGAAGATAGCGCCTCTTGTGTAGTTGTCGGGTCAGTTGAACCAGACACCACACCTAACTGTAACCCCCCGAAAGTTTTTCAACGTAACGAGCATGGCCTTCTCACCGACGTAAATTACATTTTCGATGAAAATGGCTTCATCAACTGGCGCGCCATGATTCCCAAGGAATTCCTTGTTCCCGATAGGACGAAGGAATTGAAAAATAAGGAAAGAGAGGCCGATGAAACAAACCCAAGTAATGTGGCGCAAATGGATGATAAGGATTTGATTATTCTTCTTGGCGGATTGAAATATCTGGCCCAATTACGAGGTTTCGAATCGGTAACATATCAACCCATCATTGCATCCGACACTTATGCGGCAGTAAAATGCCGGATTCGCTGGATTCCCAATTTTGAAACGGAGAACCGCTCGTTGACATTTGAAGCTGTTGCGGGGGCTACTTTGCGAAATACTGAAAGTTTTGGTCAGAATTATTTATTGGAAATGGCGGAAAATCGAGCCTTTTGCCGTTGTGTTCGCAACGCGCTCAAGATTCATATTGTGTCACGCGAAGAGTTGGGCGGTGGCGCTAGGATTCTCGAAGAGGAACAAAACGCAACATCCGCCAGTCTTGCGAGTCCAGTTCATCTTTTAGAGTCCTTACTGCGTGAATATGGTAAGACATTTGAGGATTTGAAAAAGAAGATGGTAATCGACAAGGTAGAGGGTGCGGATAAATTTGAATCTGCACAAGATATGCCAAAACTGTTGCTTTTTGAGCAAATTGAGGCGCTGAAAAGCAGATTAGCCGAGCGAGACACGGCTAAAAACCGTTAAGATTTGTATCGGTTTGGTCGGTCAATATGGATTCGACCCCACCCTTATTCTCGGGTGACTTTTCCAAGTCCGGGTCGTCGTCTCGAATAAGCCTCTCATCCAACTCAACCGAGTTCGCATATACGATATCGGGGTTCATTTCTAGTTTGGTCGCGGCGTCAATTTCTTCAACGAAACATTTATCCAGAATGTGTTTTTGACGCTTGTATCCACCGGCATGATGCGTATCCGTCAATATATCGATATTCAACACCCGTCGTCCATCCTTGAGCAAGGAGGGCACAATTTTGCGAAAAGGGCTTGATTTATTAAGGTGAATCAAGTTTTTCAATGCTTTCTTATCTACTATGAGCATTTGCATGATTTAAGCTCCAAAATCTTGTGTCCAAGTTCTTCCCAACTCGCGTTGAACGGTTTTGGTAATTTGGTAATATTTGTGCGCTTCCGTGGGCGTTAACGATGTGCCAATCGTATACATGCCGTGTGTTTTACTTGAAAACGCCTCCGCTACTTCACAAGAACTTTGGCAGAATATCATGTACGATTGACCGGGAAGTGAGCCGTTAGTTGTCGTGCCCGTGATGATGGTCTTTCCGTTTTTGTATACTTCTACATTATCGGAAGCGCGTCGGGTATACAGATAGAATCCAGTTCCTTCCGAATCGGTAACGGGGCCGAATTGACCGCCACCACCCGGAAACCAGCAATCAAAATAAGTGCTACCAAGATAGGAAACATATCCATTGGCCCAACCGCCACAAGCGTTACCGCCAGAACTGATTTCTTCCGCCCCCTCATCGGCGCTTGTCAAGCAAAATACACCGATATGCATGGAAGTTAAGGTCTGTTGCGCGTTTGCTGGGGATAGTCCAGTATTGATATATTTAGTAGCTCCATCTCCCTTAATACCCCCTTTTTCTGAAAAATCGGTTTCAACAAAATTAAACAGGGTATCCATTATTCCACCATTCGGGTCGCGGATGATGGGAATTTGCGCGGATGCTAGTGAATTACCACAGTATAAATTGACCCGCTTGATTAAATGTCGCAATCCAGCTTTTTTTAGATTGACTAACCACTTATTAACGATGAAAATCGTACGTTCTGAAACCTTACCCCGATTGGCGTTAACGCGATTTACCCAATCCACAGTTTCAAAATCCAAGGCGGTGTTGCGTCTGGATTTATCAATATAGGTGTTGAGAAAACGCGAACGGTGCATTTTACGGGTAGGTAAGCCGGTTCACGAAGCCATCCACAATAATTTCCGCCCCGCTATGTGGCGTATCAATGAAGGCGTTAATACTCAACCCGCTGGCGATGAGACGCCCATCAGCAAGGTTATAGCGCCCGGCTTTATTTGGAATGGTTAGGTAACTCTCGTTGTTTGGTTGTGCCCCCCAGAGTAATATTAAAGTCGCGGAGCCCGTCCAGTTGTTCGTGGCATAGAGCCATACTTCATCCAATATACCACTTGTGCTATGGCTTGTATGGATGAGTTTTGCAAGCCCGCTGACGGTTGTGCTTACGGCAATTCCCTTGCCATTTACGGAGTTACTCAAGTGTAGTTTGTCGGGTATGTATGCCATAATATGTTTCTCTTTGATTATCTACGAAAAAACCTGCACTTTCAAAATTATTCTATTTAATCTATCATCCAAGGAGGAACCCGAGGCATGTAAATTGCCCGAATTGGCAAATTGCTGTGGATTGGAGTTCAAATAATAGGAAGATAGGTTTCCGGTATTTGCGAATTGTTGCGGGTTGGAATTTAAGTAATAAGCGCTCAAATTGCCCGTGTTAACAAATTGTTGTGGATTCGAATTGGGATAATAGGTTGTGGTATCACCACTAATTGTAATTAATTTTCCAGTGTAGGCAATATTGATACCACCCAATCCGGCAAAACGAACCTCACCAGTTGCGTTGAGTCCGGTAACGACAATGCCCGTTACTGTCGGTAGCCTTTCTTGTGTCACTAACCGAACATCGAGTGCCGACCCGGTATTATGCAAGTTTCCGCTATTGGCAAATTGTTGGGGGTTATCATTTGGATAGCCGCTGCCCGCCGAGCTTCCACTAATGGTAATAAATTTTCCGGTATAAGCAATCTCAATACCTCCTAACCCCGCAAAACGGACTTCGCCCGTTGCATTAAGCCCCGTCACGACGATGCTCGTCACTTTCGGGAGCGTTTCAAGGGTAACGAGTCTGGCGTCTAATGCCGAGCCCGAACTATGTAGGTTGCCAGATGTAACGAAATTGTATGGGTTACTGCGGGGATACAATACATCGGCCAGTTTGGTTGTGCCAGATGTAAATTCATTCCCCGTGACGCTGACAATATGCGCGCCCGCAAAGCGGTATGCGGTGGAGCCCAAATTATAAACGTTATCCAAGAATGGGCCGATAGATGAATTATACTCTACTCCAAACCGGTGGCTTGGGGCGTTTTTACCAAAGCTGGCATAGCCGCTATCATCCATTGTAAACACGCGGTCAATATGGCTGGTTACATCCACATTAACGCCACTATCAAATAAAATGCCTGTATTCCAATACCAGACCATGCCCTGATTACCGAAGGTCATGGCCTTTAATTTTCCATAATGACCCTGAATCCAACGTTCATCGATACCGAAGGTGCCGCTCGCGCGCCCGTTATAGACGAAGTAGCCGCGATAATCCCCGCCGTCTGATGCGCTTTGGAAACGAAACTCTCTTTCGGAGCCGTTAGGATAGAATACTCTGGACGCTCCAAGAATCAGGTTGGTATAGACGCCGCTAGTAACGTTTAATGGACGACCGACAAATAATCCGGTGCCTCCCACGTCCAAATCAAATTGAGGGTTTGCATCATCACTAAGTTCGGAAGAATTGTAGATGCCGAGCCTGCCCGAATGCACGGTTTTATTAACGAAGGTTTTGACGCCCGAAATATTTTGATTGCCGCTCGTTTTAACGAAAAAAGCATTATTAATCAGCGCCACGCCCGTATTATGCAAGTTACCGCTATTCGCGAATTGTTGGGGGTTGGAGTTGTTATAATAGGTAGTCGTGTCGCCGCTGATGGTTATTAACCGACCCGTATAGGCTATAGCGATACCACCAAGGCCCGTCAGGTATATTTGTCCCGTGGCGTTGAGTCCGGTTACAACAAGGCTGGTGACTTTGGGTAGTGTTTCTTGCGTGACCAATCGCGCGTCCAAACCAGACCCCGTTGCAGATAAGTTACCGCTATTCGCGAACTGTTGGGGGTTATCATTTGGATAACCGCCGCCCACCGAGCTTCCGCTGATGGTAATGAGTTTGCCGGTATAGGCGACATTGATACCGCCTAATCCGGTAATATAGATTTGGCCTGTAGCATTTAACCCAGAAACGATGATACTAGTTACTTTAGGTAGCGTTTCTTGGGTTACTAATCGGGCATCAAGCGCCGAGCCGGTATTGTAAAGATTGCCACTATTTGAGAACTGTTGGGGGTTCGAAATACTATAATAGGACGTTGTATCGCCACTAATACTGATAATTTTGCCCGTGTAGGCGATTTGAATACTACCCAAACCCGTCAAATATATCTGGCCGGTCGCATTTAATCCGGTTGTGATAATACCCGTCACCGTTGGTAATCTTTCCTGAGTAACAAGTCGCGCATCTAAGGCGGAGCCAGTATTATGTAAGTTACCCGAATTGGTAAATTGTTGTGGATTTGTATTAGAATAATAAGAGGTATTGTCTCCGCTGATTGTGATTAATTTGCCCGTATAGGATACGTTGATGCCCCCCGCACCAGTCACGTATATTTGTCCGGTGGCATTTAATCCTGACACAACGATACCAGTAACCTTTGCCAACCCTTCCAAGGTGGTAACGCGCGCGTCGAGGTCGGTTTGCTGACCAGACGTGATATTATCGCTTCGTTGGAGAAATTCTGGCATTTCCTTTTACCTTTGTTTTTCCTTAGAGGGTGGTATAACTTGCCACCGCCGAAACCCTATTACCGTTTACACCGCTGGCGACTACCTTTTCCCCACCATCCAGAATAAAGCGTTCGTGGCCAAAAGTAAGAGTATCCAAGGCTCCCAAACGCAAGTTTTTGACTATGGTGTTGCTATCGCTGGGATTAACCCCTGCGGGAGTCAAATAAAGCGTAACATATTCATCGGCGGTATGATGAATATTGCAGAAATACACGGAAACGCTCGCATATTGGCCGGTGGCCTCAACGATGTTTGTTATGCTATTTCCTACAAATGTGGCCCGTATCATAATGTTTTATCCGAAAATTAATGCATATTTCAACGCTGTGGAAGCCGCAATACCACTACCGCCAGCCCCACCAGCCGCACCACTGATTTTCACCAATGACCCATCTAAAGTTACACTGGTGCCGCCTATTCCAGTGAAATTTGGTATTTGGATTATGTTGGAACCCGTTACCTTAACTTGGCTGGCCCCAATGTCCGTAAGCACCTGTCCGGTGGTTCTAAAGACCAATGTTTGGCCATCATCGCTACCACGAACATAACCCTGTGCGGTAATGGTGTTTGGCACATCGCTTAAATTGACGAATTTTAAGAATGGGTTCTGAACAGTAAAGCCACTCAGGGTATGCTCGCCGCCGGGCGTCATTACCTTGATGCCAATTTCACGGGGCATCGCTTCCGTCATGTAGGGCACGGTCCCCGTAATGACGTGGGTATTAAGCTCGGATACAATGTTGAAGGAAACGGGATACCTGTCAAAGTAAACTCCACTAGCATATTGGAAACCAGAACCCGTAATGCGAACTTTGACGCCGCTGATGCCTTGAATCGGCGTGAAACCAGAAACGAGTGGCCGGGGCACGAATGTAAAGTAAATACCCGTGGCTGCGCCGTAGTTCGTATAAACCTCAACTTGTCCAGACGTGGCACCAAAATTCGCCGGGGGATAAGTGTTGACAAAACTATTATTGGTGGCACCTAAGAAACCCGTGGCGACCACATTCCCACTTCTGAAATAAATGCCAGTCGTATATTTAAGGTTCGAACCGTTAATACGAACCAAGATATCATTATTGCCGCTTAAGGGCGTAAAGTCACTAATGGTTGGCGTTCCTTGCTGAATCGTCAAGAATGTTGAATGTATCAAGGATGACATTCGTGCGTGGGTTGCAGACCCAGTGACAATAGCATCAAAGTTTCCAGATACCGAATCGCTTGCACTAATTAGGAAAATGCGGCCAGAACCGAAATAATTAGCGTTGACGCGCCCAGTGACAACGACATACCCCGTATTGCAATTGATGACCTGTGCCCCGGTAATGTTGTAGTCGTCGATAAAGATATCGTCTGAACTGATGATATATGTTACCGTGCCGTCGCTGCCGCTAATACCCACATTGCGTATGATATTTGTGGCGTTGATGCCCGTAACCGTTAAATTATCCCCCGATTGGAGCGTGGTTGGACGGAACCCGCCGATGGTGGGCAGCGGGGTAAATTCAATGCCGTATCCAAGAATATCATTTTCACCGCTAAGGATGATGGCGTTTTGAGTAACTTCTTTCGGGAAGGTAATGGTAGCCCCCGTGCCGCCAATTAATGTAGTATTTATGGCTGGTGTGTATCCGCCCGTCGGATTAACAAACAAGAATTCACTTACACCCGTTAGATTGGCTCCGAATAATGATATGGATTCATTAAATATACCCGAAACTTGGGATGCCCCCGTAATGGTGGGTGACGGAATAACGACAAGATTCGAGGCGCTATTGGTAATATACCTTTGATTTTGAAGGCGAATCGGGCCTGTAACAGCCCCAACCGGAATATTGAATGAAATATCCGTCGTTCCAATCTTGGAAAACCCATCAACATTCAATATGATTTCGGAAGAATTAATGCCCGATATTCTTACATAATCGGTAGTGCTAACATATTTGCCCGATACTGTAATTTTTTGGGATGTGCGTCCGCTTGTGGGAATGAACCCGCTAATGATAATTTGCGGCTGCAACACCACCAACCTGCCAGATGATTGAGCTTCCCCCGCAACCGTTTGGGCAAAGATATGGTTTGTGGCCGCATCGTCGGGAATGGTCATGGCTGCGCCGGTTGTGCCATCTAGCCTAAAGGTATTAACCCTTGAGGTGCCAATCAACATTCCGGTTGTCCCATTCAGATACAAACCGCTGACGCTAATGACATCACCCCACTCGCCCGATGCGGGTTTGAAGCCGCTAATGACGGGCTTGTTGATAACCGTCAGGTTTGCGGTGCCTGTATGATAGTCCGCCCCGTTATAAACGATAACCGTATTGGTTGAAAGCGCGTTGGTGGGTATGAAGAATTCGAGTTTTGAATTCGTCGCGACATAGGAGCCCGTATCTACCAACGCAGACGTTCCAGTAGTGTTGAGATAGACCCTAGAATCCCTGTATATGTTGGAGCCCGATAAGCTGATACGCTGCCCAATAAAACCACTCGTATTATAAAAACCACTGATGAAGGGCTTATCCTTGATAGTGAAGAATCCGCTAACACCCCCCCTTGCGGCATTAATAAGAGCCCTATAGATACCCCCCGTAATGCTGGGCACGTTGAAGGTTAATACATCCCCGAATTCGCTCGCGTTGTATCCCGTGGATGGGAAATTGTAACCCGTTGTGGCATTAATACCAGTCAATAGGAAGGAATCAATATCGAAAAAGTTTTTGCCGTGGATTGCTATATTATCGCCACGAACGCCCGAGTTGGGGTCAATAAGGGTAATGGTGGGCGGGTCGTTATAGACCTTGAAGGTCAATCCTGATGGATAGGTTGTTACGCCATCCGGCTTGAAGATATAGATAGGGCCAGTTTTTGCGCCCGTGGGAACAAGGCCAGTAATCAATATATCACTCACGCGCACCAGTGCGCCCGTGCCACCGTTGAACGCAAGGAGCGCATTGTTGCTGGGCGAACCCGAGGAAAACAGCATTGTTGGCGCAAAATTGACGCCAGAAATTCGCACCGCACTACCCGTAGCTCCGCTTAGTGGGTCAAGACCCGAAATTCTTAAAAGTGAAGTAAACTCAAAGGTGGAATGACCGCTGACCCCGCTGCGTCCAATTAATGCAACCAACCCCTTCGTGTTTCCCGTAGGTAAAACCGCCGATAAACCAGAAATTGAACTTACTGAAACGGGCGAACCTGTAATGTTGTTAAAATAGACCCCCGTTACTCCTACGAATCCGAAACCTGACACGTTAATGGTGTCACCGGGATATCCGCTAATGCCCGAAAATCCATATATGACAGGTACTGGCACGAATAATCCGGTGGATGTTCCGGTTAATGTCCGGTCTGTTGAGGCGACCTGTATTGTTCCCCACGCGGCCTTGAGGGGAACCGCCGCTTCAATTAACTTGGAATTGATGACCTTAAAATCGCTTGCCGCGCCAGAAAAAGTAACAAGGTTTATTTTGTGGAAATTATCCCCTGATATTCGAACAATTTTGTTGAATTCGCCCGTATGAGCGTCAATGCCCGAAATGGTTATTGGGCGCTGGATAATGCTAAAACCGCTGGAAATGGTGAAATCGTCGGCATTTGTAACCTTGACGTTACCGTTAACGGCCCCCTCTGGCACGTAAACGCCAAGCAAATCATCTCCCGATATAATGAATGTAGCGGCATCAGAACCAATTTCCACCCGATTTGTGGATAAAAGATATTGGCCACTAATGAAAAATTGACCACCGGGAGCCCCACCCGTGGCTTGAAAATAAGAAATGACGGGCGGATTATTTGTGTGTTGTTGCCGTATTGATAATACGCTTTTTAGTAAGCTGCCTTGTGAAGCGCCTATCTCGCGCGTATGTAGGATGCCGTTGGATAGGAACGATTCGGACAGGTTCGGCAAACTAGGATGGGCAAAATTAATCTTGATGCCCGCACGATTGCCCGATACCAATAAATTGCCGCTTAAATTATCACACTCAACTTCTGCCGTGATTTCCTTTTTACCGAAAAAAATGCGTTCGGGCAGTATGTCTCCCACGGCATATACGGGAACAATTTCCACATTGTAATTGAAGGCTATGCGGGTTGCGTTGGTAATGTCACCGATTGAATTACCCGTCGTTAATGTCAGGCTTGCATCCGCATAATTTAAGCAATGAAAATTAGAAACAGTTTGATAGGTAGGCGCAAAAACACCCTTTAATTCATCGAAAAATACCAGTTCCGCATTAACCTGAACGGGATTGTTGGGTGTGCAATTTAAGCTATAATTCTTAAGATAGCCACCCGAAAAGAACAAGCCGCCAAAATTGCCAGAAATACCACTGGATTCATTGGTAATAAAGGGTTTGAGTATATCATTACCAGTCAAGTAATATGTCAACTTTAATGAGCCGCCAATACCATCATTAGGAACAAATTCGGTGCTATTCCGATTGGGAATACTATAAACCGGCTCTTGGTCGCCCCGGATGTTGATGCTCGCATCAGTAAATTGTAAATCCCTGCCATTGATGCGAACATTGGAATTTTTGTAGGAGTAAAACATGGGCGATTAGAAGTATTTGATTGCCTCTGTTTTTACCCTGACAATATCATTTACGCTGGCGTTTACGCTTACATTGGTGATTTTCGCGCCAGAAAAGTTTAAGTTAAGCGGGGCAATACCCGACCCACTGATAAAAGCATTAAGGTTGAATACGTCGATACCATAGTCGGTGCCATTTGTAATCACGCCAGAATACAGCGTTTCACCCGAAAAGGTATTGCGATAAAAGGTATCGCGCGTGACAGCAAAGGTTTCATTACCGTTCATCAAGCGCACGGCAATGGGTGTTTTTTGTCCTATTTTATAGACGGGCTCCCAAGCCGCATTAAAGGTATAATCAAAATCATAAATATCGTTCAAGTTGGTTCCGCTACCAACGATATAAAGCCCCCAAGCGTGTGCTATGTTGTTACGAACGAGATGCGTGCCGGTTTGGTTTGCCAACACCCCCGACAATTGAAGAAACGTGGTATAAGTTGCGCTTGATTTTACAATGTCATTTGGCGCGCATTTGAGCGTATAATTATCCAGATAACATTCATAACCCGTGATGCCCCCAATGGCAATGTTAACCCCACTCCACGTCGAATCGTCCGCCAAGGCGCGGATTAAATTGGCGATACCGTGATTGGGCTCCCTGTTCGTTTCTGGTATGTAATCAATACGAATGGTGGTTCGTAAGGGGCCATTGGGGGTAATGTTACCAGCCCCGATTTTTCCCACCATCCAAGCAGGAGTCAAAGAATTGCTGGAATTAATGTTCGCGTTCTCGGCGATTAACCCAGAACCATTAATCTCAACATTACATCGTTTAAAGAAGAGCATAATTACAAGATGTATCCTTTGTAGGCAAGACGAGACACGACGTTGCCATCGATATTGACATTTCTTTCCTCTCCGAGTAATTCCATATTGCTAAACGCGAAGGATTGGATTGTATGCCCGCGCGTAAAATGATTTAAATTCAGCGTTAGATTTTCAACCTTGGGCAGATTCAGATACTTATCCAAGGTGGTTGCGTCATAATCATTGATATCCACCTCGAATGAGCAATCTACCTCTATCGGATAGTTGATGAACACATTTTTCACGGCCTTGCTGCCGAGGCGATAAATGGGGTTACGGTTGATTTTCAGGCTAAGGTCAAGTCCCAAAAGACGGTTGGAGTTGAAATCGTTAATGGAGACGGTTAATGCCCCGTATGATGTTAAGTTAAAGAATACGCCGCTGGTTGCGGCGGAGATGTTGGCAAAATCGGTAAGTGTTTGGGATGATTCGCCCGTAGCAATCTTTCCCATATTACCAAAGACGGTAATACCCGCATTACTTTGTGGTATTTCCCCTACGGCGCACTTCAACCCGTATTGTGTCACAAAACCGGAGGTAAAACTGTAATTATCCGCGCCATTTGTAAGATTTTTTAGAATATAACCGTTAAACCCATTCTCCCCTGTATAATTCAGCAACGGGTCGGAATCTAGCATCAAACGGTTCAAGCTTACATTACCAACCTGTGCGCCAGCGGGCACGAAATTTGCATTATTCATACCTAAATAGGCAAGATTCTGCCCGCCAACGGCATATCCGAGGTTAATGGACTGAACTCCAAATAATTCGGTGGAATTAATGAAGAAGCGTTGATGTTCACGCCTTACCCTGCCCGCAAAAGTTACGTTTTCGGCCATATACCTACCACAAATTACACGAGAATCGCGTGTAACTCTTTATAGCAATTAAAGGTATAAGGTCATATGGCAAGCTCCATTTACAACATTCCCAATTGGGCTGCAAGCACCAAATATGACCTTTACGATATTGTAAAGAATGGTAATTACTTCTATTATTGTATTGTTCCGCATACCAGCACAGCCTCCTTTGATGCCACAAAATTTAACGGCACTATTACCGATAACGCCGAAACAAAGCCCTATTTCTTTTGGAAGCCCTCCTACAACAGCGAGGCGTCCATGAAGCCGCGTGCAAAATCGATAAAATTCGGGGATGGCTATGAACAGCGCGCACCCGATGGTATCAATAACGTATTGCTTGCCTTTGATTTATCTTTTGCCACGAAGAGGGAAAATGAGGCTACCGCTATCTTACACTTTTTGCACGTCAGAGCCGCATGGGAATCCTTTGTATTTAACGCGCCAAATCCCTACAATGTAAACAAGCGATACGTTTGCAGGGAATGGACCCCCTCCTTTATTTTCAAGGATAATTTCACAATTCGGGCCACTTTTGAAGAAGTGCCCAATTAAGCATGGATAAGGCAACGGCACAATCAGCATTAAAGAAACTTAATGCGGAGCGGATGGGCTTGACACCCTCAAGCTTAGTGGAACTCTTTGAGATTGATATTTCGGCGCTTGGCGCGGACAAATATCTTAATTTACTAGATGAGGAAAAGATATTCCGTTTTCATAACAACGTCAAGCTGCTCAATAGCTCGATTTTCTGGCCCAGTGACAACGGTTTTGAGTATGTGCCCGCGCCCATACGCGCCGAGGGCTTCGAAATTAACGCAAAAGGCACGTTACCCACGCCCCGTTTAAGCTTATCCACCAACGCCGACGGCTCTTATTACCTTGCCTTATTGAAGGATAAACTGAATCAATTGGGCGACTTGGCCGGGGCCAAGGTGACTCGTATCAGAGTGTTTGCCAAATATTTACCGAGGAATAATTTCCCCAACGACCAAACCCCCGCCGGTTTTGACCCCAATCCCAACGCGGAATTCCCGCGTGACATCTATTATATTGACAGAAAAACCACCGAGAACAAGTTTATCCTCGAATATGAATTGGCCTCCATTTTGGATGTGGAGGGGGTATTACTTCCCAACCGTCTCGTTATTGCCAACCGTTGTTCTTGGCAATATAGAGGCGAAGGATGCTGCTACGAGTATGCAAATCGTGTTTCTCCCGTTCACGCGGGGGTCACATTACCAGAGGAAGCGCCACCCGTGGCCACAGACACGGGCGAAAAGATTGTGGATATTTTAGGAATGGCCGTGGGGACCAACCGTGGCGAATGGAACAGAACCGCCGTGTATAATAAGGGGGATTTCGTGTTTATCCAGAAGAATAATATCAAATTCTATTTTGTCGCAAAGACATCCAATAGCAATGTGGCCCCGCCCGACACGAACCACTGGATACCCGACCAATGCTCCAAGCTGGTTAATAACGGTTGTTTGCTTCGTTGGGGCTCAAAGGGTGCAGTTAAACCAAAAAGTGGAAGCAATACGAAAGGTAATTTACCCTTTGGAGGGTTCCCCGCTGCAAACAAGGTATCATAATGCTCAACGGTTATATCAAAGCGCAAATTAAGGAACACGCGACATTGGAGGCTCCCAACGAATGTTGCGGGCTCATCGTCTTTAATCATACCGACAAGAAACCCGCCGTTGTTCGTGGGCGAAACATTTCCCCTACCCCTACCAAGCATTTTGAATTAGCCCCGGATAGTTTTTTACGCGCGGCCACGCGGGGCAACATTTTGGCCTGTTATCATTCGCATGACGACGGCGGCGCACGATTTTCGGAATACGATAAAGAGCAGGCGGAATTGAACCAGATATCCTACGTTGTGTATGCCGTGCGCGAGGATGAATTCGATACCTATACGCCAATGGGGGTCGTATCTCCCTATGTCGGGCGCGCCTTTCATATTGGAATATCCGATTGTTTCAGCTTAATTCGTGAGTATTATAAGAACGAATTGGGCATATCCATTTCGGATTATCCAAGGGGTAAAGATTGGCTACGAGACACCCCTCATATTTATGAGGATAATTATCAAAAAGAGGGCTTTTTAGCCGTATCGTTCGACGAAAGGCAAAAGCATGATATCTTACTCATGCAACTTGCGCCAGATACGGATGCGGTAACGCACGCGGCCATCCATTTGGGAAACGACTTGATACTGCATCATCCCCATGATTGCAGGTATTCTTTAATTGAACCATACAACCCGTTATACAAGAATAAAACCAAGCTTGTTTTGCGGCACGAATCCGCCATCTAATATGGAATCCCTGACTAAAATCACATTATTCGGAGTGCTTGGAGAGCACATCGGGCGCGAATGGAACCTTGCTATAAAAAGTGTGGCCGAGGCCACCCACGCCATTAACACGATTACGAAGGGGCGTTTGCATAAGTTCTTATATGAGCAGGACAAGCGTGGGCTCAAATATCGGGTTTTAATCAACGGGCGCGATTTTGAGACGAATGAACCCTTAAATCCTCAAAAACCTCAGAGTATCGCTAATTCTGAATTAATGGTGCAATTTAACGGGGGGTTAAAAACGATTGATATTGTGCCGGTGCTGGGAGGGGCAAAAGATGTGTTAACGATTATTGCCGGTATTGTTTTAATCGTAATCGGCGTCACCATGATGATGGCTGGCAATCCATTTGGATTTGCTTTGGTAATGGCCGGTCTTGGTCTAGTTGCCGCTGGCGTTATCAACCTATTATCCTCTCCTCCAAAATTTGAAGATTTTCAGGAGATTAAGAACGGTGGCCGCGTCAGTTATCTTTTTAACGGCCCGCAAAACGCCACACGCGAGGGTGGTCCGGTGCCTATGGGCTATGGTCAGTTAATCGTGGGTAGTCAAGTTATTTCGGCCTCCTACGAAATATCGCAGCGTAGCACAGATATTATCACGGTTTAAGCATCATGCCAACAACCTCAACCAGAGTTCCAGTTGAAGCGCCAGAGGGTATCGTCACGGGTATTGGGACGGGTGTTGGTGTTTCCCTTACGGAAATCCAAGTGCTGGATATGCTGGGTGAGGGCGAAATAGAGGGTCTTGTCACAGGCTCCTATACCTATGGCGCGACGCTCGGCAATATTGGCTATGATTCCTATTTATTTTCAGGATATGAGCCCGTCGGTGGCGTGCGTTGGCTTCGTTCAATCTACTGGAATGAAGTGCCCGTTGTTAACTCGGAAAATAAGTTTAATTTCAATAATGTTAAGTTGGCCTTCACACCCGGCAAGCCCCTTGGCGCAACAATTAGTTCCCTTAATTCAAATCTGTCAGATGATTTGACCGTTTCACGCTCGTTAGGCGAGCGCCTGCGCGCGGGGGCCGATTTCGCAAAGATTTATCGCATCATCAATCGGGATTGCAAGGCGGTGGCCATCAATATCAAGGTTACATCTTTTGGCCAAAATAATACAACATCACAAGCCTTTGGTGATATAGAACAAACGACAGTAACCTTCCAATTATTCTATAGACCTATCTATTCAAATCCGTCCAAAGGCGTCGGCAATTTCATTTTCTTCAAGGAGGATGAAATCAAGGGTAAAGTCTCGCAGGGCTTCATCAAGAGCCTGCGCATCAGCTTAAACTCTGACCCCGATGGTGCTACCTACTCAGACCCGGACTTTTTGGGTTGGGAAATCAAGATTCAAAGAATAACGCCCGACGCCACGACCTCTTACATACGGAATCAAACCTTCATTGATTCATTAACCGAGATTTACGATAACACTTTCCTTTATCCGAATTCGGCCATTGTTGCATCTAAGTTTTCCGCCGAGTATTTCTCCCAAGTGCCAGCCCGCGCATTTGAGGCGAAATTATTGAAGGTTAAAATCCCAAGCAATTATGACCCGATTAAGAAGTCATATACTGGCACTTGGGATGGCACCTTTGCCGCAAACAAAGCGTGGACGGACAACCCGGCGTGGTGTTTTTATGATTTGTTAACCAATAAACGATATGGGTTGGGGGGCTATATCGAGGAAAGTTTGGTGGATAAATGGACGCTATATGAAATCGCGCAATATTGCGATACGATGGTATCCGATGGTTTTGGGGGTGTAGAGCCGCGCTTTACCTGCAATTTAATCATAGCCTCGCGCGAGGAAGCCTATAAAGTCATCAACGACATGGCCTCGGTTTTCCGCGCCATCACCTATTATAGTGCGGGCGCTATCTATGCCGCCCAAGACAGGCCGCGCGACAAGGAAAATTTCTTCATCTTTACCAATGCCAACGTGGAGAATGGTGATTTTACCTATTCTTCGAGTTCGCGGCGCGTGCGTCATACGGTGGCCGTCGTTCGATATAATGACAGGACGAATTTCTATAAGCCCGCCGTGGAATATGTAGAGGACGTGGAGGGTATCAAGCGGTATGGCATCCGCGAGATTGACGTGACGGCTTTTGGCTGCACCAGCCGTGGGCAAGCGGTCCGCTGGGGACGCTGGGCGCTCCTGTCTGAAACCTTGGAAACGGAAACGATTTCATTTACCGCCGGTTTTGAGGGCTCTTTCCTAAGACCGGGAGATGTATTCAAGGTGTTTGATACCCACCGAAAAACAAAGCGGCACGGCGGACGGGTCAACAGCATGACCATCAATAGTCCCACTGGCGCGGCCTCAACCATCAAATTGGATATGGAGGTAACAGGTTTTGTCAGTAACCAACTATATTCGTTGTCATTATTGACTCCCTCCTATTTCTATGACCCGTCGAACATTACCGATTTAAATAGCTCCGACATATCCAATATTCGCAGGGGCCAAGTGCAAATTATCACCTTTTCTGGCGCGGACGCCCCCACGGTGGATAATTTAACGCAAATCTCTATCAAAACGGGCAACGTGTTCGGCACGGGCAACGTTGTTAACTATTGGGATTATCTGGTTACGGGCAACCCAATCTGGACGCTGCAAGCCACTGGCTCCCTCAATGCCCTATCCGACATCAAGGATAATGAATTCAACTATTATAGGGCCATACGCATCGAGGAAAGGGACGGCGCAATGTATAATGTTGCAGGGCTCGAATATAATGAGTCTAAATACACGCAAATTGAATCTGGCTTGGGCATACAGAAAGTGGGGGGAGTTCCATTACCAACCAGTCCGGTAGGAATGCTGTTGTATAGAAACGCCGGATTATCTACGGATAATACCACCGTTTTAACCTATTTATTCAATCGTAGTAGCACGTCTGGTGTGGCGGCTTGGCGCGTCTTTTCAAAATTAAGCACCCCATTTGTCGATGCGGACGTTAGCGGTAGCACCTATCTTATCAATACGCTGCCCGTCAATGCCTTTAGTGGTGACTTTGTGCCCCCGCAGGACGGCTTGTATTATTTCAGAGCTTATGGTGTTAATAGTGTTGGCCAGCTTTCCCCATCCTTTGCGTCTAATAATATTACTGTTTCCAACGTGAATCCCATACGGGATGTTATTATAAGTTCCTTACGGCTTGAAACAGAGTCGGGAACAAACGCGCAAGGCAACCGTGAATACCAAAGCACCTCGGTTGCCTCCCCATCCTTTAATTGGCAGTTAGGTTACGTGAAGGGTAATATTGATTTGAGTTCGGCGATAAAATACAAGATTACCGCCCGACGCCCCTCGCCTAGCGGCACCAACACGCCCAACCCTGTTATCTATTTTACTAAGAATAATTACGTGCCACCTGATGGCACATTGCGCTATACGTTTGATTTTGAGGATAATGCGAACGCCATTTCTACAGAGGGGGAACCCGGCCCATTCCGCGATTATGATATTGTTGTGGAAGCTGTTAATTCCAGCGGTCACAGCGCGGCGGGCACCAATTACGAAAATGCCAACGGATATGATATCCTGTATGTGACAAACGCCCGGCCACGCGCCCCCCACTTGACCGACATCAATGAAGTCATTGATACCGGCGTTTATGGTTATGCCACCTCCCAATGGATTAACCCAGACGGTGGCACAAAAATCCTTGTCTTTACCGGCCAATATCCAGATGAGCGGGCGGGCGGTTATCTCTTTTATAGCACCGGCACCTTTACAACACAACAGGCGCAGGGCTTTGTTAACCCACCTTGGCCCGTCGAGGCAAAACGTTTTGAACCCGATGATAATCCAATCATTATTCACGAGAGCTTGACGGGCGTGCAAAATGGGTATATCAGCTTGGCTTATTATGATGAATTTGACAAGGCCAACTTGAAACGTGGAAGTGGAACCAATATTATACCCACCCTTAATGCTTCAAACGTGGTTCGGGTTCAACGCCGGGCAGGGTTTGAAGGTCTGGGTTTGGTTAATGTGTGGGCAACGATACCATTGATTTTAAACTATAACACAATAAATGGTGTTAATGTTAGTATAGATAACAACTTATTATTCAGTAAGGGCGTGTCATCGATTGTGTCTCGGATGCCCAACTATTTGATTGTGCGTTTAAATTTCAAAAAAACGTTTATCAATACGGATTATTTTCCACTAATATCACATTTCGTAGATATTGGCACTCTAAAAGACTTGAACAATGGTAATGTAATCGATTTATATGATACCCCCGCGCGCTTGCGCACTTTTGTTTTGAACGCAAGAACCCATGTATCTATTCCTAGAACACCCTTTCCTTCGATTCCAACTCAATCTACACAAGTAGGTGTGCAAAAGTTTATCAACTATATGAATATTCTAATACCTAGTGATGTATTGCATTTCGCCAAATATACTGATAACCGAAATAATCTCTTTCCAGTTGCCGCTTCCCGCTGTTTTTTGTTTATCGGGCTGATAGATAAGACCCCATACTATTAAACTATGAAACAAAGGGGCATTGTTATTTTTTGCAAGGATGCGCCAAGCATCGTTATTCATTTTTTTGACGAAATGGAAATCACGGATGAATTAGTGCGCTCCATAGCAAGCGAACATAGCCGCACCCCAATACATTGGGCCTATTTGGACGGGCCGGAACATATTCGATATATGCACTTCTTGCAATATAAGGATGGGCGCGTCGAAGTAGATAAACAAACGATTTTGGATAATACCATTCATTCCATTCGGCACTTCCGGGATTCGATTCTTGCATCCTTGGATACCCAATTTATCATCGCCACCGAAAAGAATGATGATTATAACATTCAACGCATCAAAACTATCAAGCAATTCTACCGAGATTTGCCCGCCCATCTTGCCTTTTTGAACGTATTATCCTTGGAACAATTGGAAAATATCAATCCCTTTGGCAATATTGTCTGGGTGAAGATGATTGATGGCGGCACGGGTTATCGGCGTCCACCCAAGATAACCTTGCCCGCGCCCACGCATGGACACGAAACTTACGCGGCTTATGCTTCGGCAAGGCTCGAAGGCGATTCCGTGGCTGAAATAAGCATATTAGGCTTTAATTGCGGGTATGAACAAGGGTTCATTGATGTGATGATTGAGCCGCCCGAAAATGGTGGGAAAATAGCCAAAGCGAAGGCGGAGGTTATCGGCCCGCCCTAAACCCGTGTAAATAAAAAGAGGAAATACAGGTCACACATATGAAGGATTTCGGATTTACTGCCAGCGTTCTAAATGGTTCCAACAGGGTCTTTTCCCTTTCCGAATCCAACTGGTCGGCCATCCGTCCCAACAGCCTAATCAAGTTTGGCGGCGAGGATGTATTTTATACCGTGGCGCGCGTTGAACCCATTTTCTACATCAAGGATTTTAGCGTCATTTCCTCGGGCAAAATCAAGATACAGGACAATGTTGGCATCAATCTGGTGCGCGGGGACTCCATCTTTATATCCTTCAAGGAATGGGAAACGAAGAATATCATCAAATTGCTGGATGGCGGGCAAAATTATAAGATGGGGGATGAAATTTACTGCGAAGGTGGGGAGCCCACGTATGATTCGCAAGATAATGTAATGCAAATTGCCTGCTTTGTGGTGTTGGATGTGGATGGTGCGGGTAAGATATTGAATTTGGCCGTCAAGTATCCGGGCAAGTATGCTACGCCGCCCGCCGATGAAATGAATCTTACGGGAGGCTCTGGCACTGGCGCGCGGGTCAGGGTAATGTTTGGCGTATCCGACACGCGCACAACGTTTGACCGCACTGTTGAAATGATTGAGTTGGGCGCAGAATCCATTGTTTATCTGAATCATCCGCTACCCCCGTATATCACGAACGGCAAACTATCCGTGGAGAAATGGTGCTTATATTTAACCGCCAATTATGCAGGTGATAACAAGATTAATGCAGAATATAAAATTTTGCGCGATTTTACCCCTCTGGGCTTTGCCTTGGCCGCGAAAAATACGCCATCACTCGACTCGCTTTTTAATGATGCGCTTCAAAAGATAGATGCGGAGCTACGTAAAATACATGAAAAACTAAAAGATTAATTTATGAATATATTTGATATTCTTTTAACTTGCCGCGATATTTTATTCTAATATCTTGATTTTTGTTTGCCCAGCTTTCGATTCTGCTAATCCTTCCCCCTCCCCCACGCCAAATAATACCCCCATAATCTCCCGTTACATCATCCGCCCATTGGATAAAATATTTGACATTGGGGGAGTCAGTGAGTAATAGAGATAGGTTTTCACCCGTTTGATTATCAAAAATCTCCCAATCGGAAGGTGTTGTTCCCGGTGGAACATTGTCAACAGATATAGCTCCAACTTTTGGACTGGGTTTCAGACCCCATTTTGGCAACATTTCAAAAAGAGATAGGGCTCCAACTAAACTGGTTATCCCAAAGAGTTTTAACGAGTTTCGACGATTTATCATATTGTATTATTGTAATTGGGCACAAACTTCACCAATTTATTTGCGTAGGAAAGCAAGAAACCATTATTTCCGACGTTCTATTTCCGTATAAAGTAACCCACCGGGCCTGCTTTCCTTAATCATGGTGTCACGCGACACTTGAGCCATCATGATGCCCAATTGCTGCATCTTTTGAGCTTCCTGTTCCTGTTGGTTGCGCCCTTTGGTTTCGGTATTGCTTTCGGTGCTGACCGAGCCATCCCGATTCATGGTGACGTTAACTGTAATGTTGTTGGTGACGGCCCCCGCATTTTCGGTGGTGGTTGTCGGCCCCGTGCCCTTGGTATTATTGACGGCCCCCTCAATGCGTTGAAGCGTTTCGGTCAACTTGACAAACAGATTATTAATCTGGTCGGCGAGGCCCGTTTGCGACACCGCTTCCCGTCCCACAACCCCACCCATCGCAAACCGGCTGATTTGCCCTTGATTCAACTGATTGAAGAAGGGCACGCCATAGCGGTCAACCACATCCTTGCGCATCACATATTCGCCGCCAGTTAATAAGGCGGGAACGGAATCGGATAGGCCACCACGAGCATAACCAATTAAGCCGCCGGTTGCAACCATCGTGGGCATAGGGCCCGACGGCCCCGTTGCGGGCAGTTTTGTTCCCATTTTGTTAATTGCCCCTCTCAGTTGACTTCTTTCCACCTGTTGGCTAATACCTGCCGCTGCCAATGTAATGCCCGCGTTCAGCCAAGCCCCAATCAAGCGCTGGTCCTTCGCGCGCTTATATTGCTTCATTGCTTCTTGCACGCGCGCGTCGTAGGCTGCTTTTTGCTGCACGTATGAATACAAGTCTTGCTCGCGGG